AAGAACAAAAAACAAATAAAGATAGCAAATATACTCAATACAAAGCCTTCAGATGCAAAAGTATTACTAGAAATAGAAAACTATATTATTATTAAGGTACCAGTATAATGTGGACAAATCCAGTAGAAAAAGAAGTCTGGATACTAGATGATTTTCTTCCAGAAGATAAAGTTGATGAACTATTAGAAAAGTTAAACGCAACTAACTATAGAACTATCGGTGAAACAATCAAATCAGAATCACAATTAAAAGACAGTAAAGTAGAACAAGATACACAAACAGTATCAGACTTTTCATATAACGTACATGGTGACGTAAAGATAAGAGAAGACTTTGTGGTTAGAGATTCTATTGCTGAACAACTGTCAAAAATATTTCCGAAAGAAAGTGTAGCAGACTACACAGACAGAGATAATGAACTTTTTCCTTTACAACTTTTCATGAAAAGTCACGGAGTGGGAAGACGTTATTCACTTCATTCAGAATCAATTAGTACATATGGTACTCATGGATTTATGATATTTTTAGATGAAGTAGAGGGTTGTGATTTAGTATTTCCAAGTGAGAAATCTTTACCTGCATTGTGGGAAAAATATCCTCTATGGAAACCCATATGGGAAAAGAATAAAGAGACTATACCAACAAGTAGATACTTAGATGACTTTAGATATTCACCAAAAAGAAATCAATGTATTCTATTTAAAATTGAATCTGCACATTATGTTGATGAACCACAAGGAGAATTCATTGATAAGCCTGGTTCTTGGCGTCACTCAATACAAGGTTGGCCATGGGTTGAATCTGAATTTCAGAAAAGAATGTTAAACAAAATATCTACATATAGCGATAGATAAAAAATTAAAAAAAAGTTAAAAAAAGTATTGACACAGGTATTCAAATTTGTTATTATTAAAGTATTAAAGATGTCAAGTGTCTCCTCTCAACCTCTCTCATCTAGCTAGGCATCTTTAGTATTCTCATACGAGAGCGAGTATTATCCCGGCTACGGCCGGGATAATTTTAAAGAGGTTCAAATGGATAAAAACGAAAAGAAAAAACTAGAAAAAGCCGAACTAGAAAAACAGATACAAAAGTATCTTAAAAAAGGTGGCAAAGTAGATTATTGTCCTGAAGGTGCAATCACAGATGAAGGACAAATGAATTATAAGTTTCGTAGGAATAAAAAATCCCCAAAATCAAGTGGTTAACTTAACAACGTTGTTAAGTATCTTTAAATTTCCATAAATATTAGTATGAAAATACTAATGGTAATAATATTCGTCCTATCAAATGGAAAAGAAATATATCCAACGCAAGAAGGTTGGAGACCTACAGTTATGGATTCTTTGGAAGCATGTGAAATAAGAAAAGCGGCCGCTAAAGAATATATAGATTGGTCTTTTGAAACTGGAAACATGCCTAGCTATTATGCAGGATATAAAATTCTTTGTGAAGTTACCGGAGGAGATAAAGATGATTAAATGGCATAGAAAACAAACTGAATACTGGCAAAAGAAATTTAATGTAGACGCATATGGTCTTGCATGGATTGCCTGGGCTAAAGGTCTTGTAATGGGTTTATTGATTGCTTGGTTTATTTAACACCATCGATACAATGATATTCAAATCTTTCAGTATTGTATAACCAAAATTCTTCTGTACTTAAAACTATCCAAGTACCATATTTCTCAGAATTATATTTAACATGAATAGGGCTTCTCCAGCCTTTATTCAATAATACTTCTTGAAATGCTACGTAAGTTCCCTTACGACTAAATTTCATAAAAACGATATTCACATCATTTTCTTCTGCGATATCCATAGTCTGATTTATCCAACCTTCTAAAAGCGGAATTTTTTTATTGTGTAGAAAATGGTGAAAAGGAAAATCAGCATAATTTTTGCATTCGCAATTAAAATACTTCCAATTATCAGGAGGTATAATATCTCCTTTAAAACCTCTTACTTGTCCTTCACTTAAATTAGATGCTCTATGGAAATTACTTCCACCTATATATGCACCACTATTAGGTACACGTACAAAGCTACCATTATATTTCTCACTTAGGAACTTAGCTAACTCTCTTTCATAGCTACTACCTTTTGCTTTACTTTTACTTGGCATAAATTATATCTTCCATTATTAAAGGTCTAAAGACCTAATCCCTTTTAATTCTCAATCGCTTTGCTCTTTCGAATTAATTCGGTATTTGTTTTATTAGTATATATCATTAATGGGTATATGTCAATAGTATTAGTCTCTGTCCCGTGAAGAAGCCATAATTGCCCTGTTGCCAGGACAATTAAAAAATGGCTGTACAGAAAATCTTGTCTTATCTGTCCCTTGCTCATCGCCTCTATGTCTAAGTTAGTCGCTAGTTACGACGGAGTCGGTTGGCGATCCCTCCTTAACTTAGTATTGCATCTTTCGATCCAACGGCACTCTTTATAATCCACATAGATAGAAACTATAAAAAGCAGATAGTGTTATAAAAACCTATCATCGGTAATATTATTACTAGTCAACCATGTCCTTCAGAGACCATGGCTGTTTTATGATTATGAATACTCTTTTGTGGTTTACGAGAAGAATGTCAGAATTCATCCTGACTAGTCCGACGGCAAATCTTAAATTTGCAATCTCAATCCCGTGTCGGCAACCCGACAAACGATTCCACTATGTATGCTGAGATATTAGTCATTCCCTATTCCTATTCACCGAGTTATATATTAGATGTATTAGTCGTATTAGTTTTACAATATTGGCATTCCTGCCTTTTTACTCATTTCAAAGTTTTTCTCAATAATTTTATTGAGATGCTTAATATGAGACACTGGCATATCGTGTAGATCCCGAATCGAAACCCCACCTCTCATATACCAACTTAATTCTAACAAATTATAGTGTAGTTTGTCAAGTTCTTTTTCAAACTTTTTTTGTTTTTCTACAATTTCTTCACCGCTGGCGGTTGCTAACCAGCTACGGAAAAATTTATAGGGTTCATTTCTAAGCTAATTGTCTCTTTATGACCGCAATCTTCAACTGGACAAACAAAGTTAAACTTGTTTAATTCTGCTGGTTTTCTTGTAATTTTTTCTACTGATTTGTTGATATTAGTTACTAAACTTGCAGGTATATTAGCTAGAAATTCATTAATTTGTACTCTATCTGTTATATCTGCCTCTTTAGTACGTATCATAGAAACTGTTTCAGATAATAAATCTACATTTTGTCTAGCAACACGTTCAAAACTTGAATAAAAACGTTTGGCAAGTTCTAACTCATCAGCATCATCTTTACTTTGTGTTTTGATGTTATTAACAATTCTTTGTTCTTCTAGCTGAATGAGAGCAACCCGTGTTACACTCTCTAAACTCGGTGGTTTAACATGTATCTCTAAATCTTCATACATTATAGGTTCTACAACATCTATATCTGGAAATTTGTTCAACAAAAAGTTAATGTCAATGTTAAAATCGCTTTGATTATCACATTTAGTACATTTGTGTGTATGTGTGACTTCTTTTCCATATGTAGCATAGCTGATAGCTAAAAATAATGCCTCAGCATCAATGTTGCATAAGTTTCTTGGGTTCGGTATTGATGGACAACAACTTTTAAACAAACTAATCATAGCTTCACCGTTTAATAGTGAGTCAGGGTTTCTTAAAGTTATTTCATCAATAGCCGTCATAGGCATAACGCCTATTTCATCAATAATAGTTTGGTCTATTTCAGGATTAAATCTTCCTTTAGTAGGCAAACTTACATAAATTGCCGGCTTTCTAAAATACTTAGTTAGCGGATTCTCGTTCATTATTAATTCCTTGATTTGATAAATACACTTATATAAATTACTAAGTGGTTATATACGTATATTTAGACATATTATAAACTACGAAGTTTAACTTGTCAAGAGAGAAATTTAATGGCTGAAGGCGATGTAACAATAACAGGTTTGAGTCCGAATGTACCACAATGGTCTACGGAACAAACATTACTTAAAGTAACGCAGATTTTACAGAAAGAAAATCTACTTACTTCACAGGTTATTAAAAGTATTAATGCCCTGGCGTCAGGTAATGCCGAAACAGTAAAAGAAGTACGTCAAAATGTACAACAAGCCAGAGAAACCGCTAAAGCAACAAAAGAATTAGAAAAAACCACTGCACAATCAGTACAAGAAGAAAAGAAGTCTTTTAATATCTTTAGTAATATCTACAAAGGCATAGAAAGACTAGTAAGAGTCGAAGAATTACAAAACACATTACAAGAAAAAAGAACAAAAGCACTTGAAGAAAAAATATTTCAGGCAACAATGAAATCGGCACCTGATGGCGATGTACAAGCGGCTAGATTAGATGCAAAAATGAAGGCGGCAACACAGGCAACGAAAAACTCTGAAACAAATATTCTTAGTGGTGACATTAATCCTAACTTTTTTCAAAAAACTATTAAAGGTATTGCAGGCATGACAGTTGCGGCAGAAGGATTTAATGCATACTTAGGTCAAAACTTTGAAGATAGATTTAATCTTGCAAACGAAATAAGACAATCTGGTTTATTTGCAGGTTTAGATTCTGCTTCTGCAGGATTAATTGGGTTTTCAGAAACAGTTAATGATAGTAACTTTACATTAGGTCAAGCGGCAGAATTTACTGAAAGATTTTCACAAGCAGTTGGTAGAACAGGCGTTGAGGCGGCAATGAGATTTGTAAACGCCATGGCATATGATAGGCAACTTGAAAATGGAGAAAAAGCATTAGGCTTGATGGAAAGATTTGGTATGGACTTTAGACAAGTTAGTATTGTGTCAGGTGAATATCTAGAATCTTTAAGATCCGCAAACGTATTAGGAAAATTGTCACAAGCACAAATGGAAGCAGGCATGGAAGACTTTATGGATGGGGTTACTGCAACATCTAACGTCTTAAAAATTAGTTTAGAAGATTCTGCAAAGATGATTGCAGATAGATTGAACAGAGATGATATTGCTGGGTTCATGGCTCTTATGAGTGATGATAAAAAACAACAAACAACGGCGGCATTAGCAGGTGTTGGTCTTGAAGATGGAAGTGTATTAGGTGAGGCAATTATTAAAAGGATTGCAATGGGTAGTGAAGGATTTTTAGTTTCAGATGACAGAGCCCAACTAATGGAAACAGCCCAAGGTGCAGAAATAGTTAGACTTATTGAACAAGTAGGTTTAATTGCAGACCAAGGCGGAGACGTAAGTGCGGCGATGAAAACATTTATGTCTGGCGCAGGACAAATGGTTGATGCTAATCAAGGTGATGCTACTGCTAAATTACTGATGGCTACTGGACAAGGCAATATAGGAAAAATGTTTACTGAAATTGAAAAATTTTCAGGAACTATTGGTGACATTGACAAAGGAATTACACCGTTAGCTGAGGCAGACGTTGCCCAAGTTGCTAAAGACGATATTGCAAGAACGGCCACAGTTGCTATCGAAGGATTGGTAAACACACAAATGCCAGTCTTTGCAGAAAACTTAAAAGGTATCAATACACAAACTGCTGGTATAATTAACAACTTAGAACAAGTAGGACTTAATCTAGCACCAGCGGCCTCGGTAGCCGCTAGAACGGCAGGAATAATAACTGAGGCAGGCAGAGGCATTGGAGATGCAATGCTAGACGCCTTAGAATTTATAACATCACCATTAGATAATGCCGTTACAGGTACTGTAAAAGTAATTGGAGCAGATGATACTAAAACAGGACAAATTATTACTGATACTCAACAAACAGATGAAGAAAAAGATAAAAACATAGCAACAAAACGACAGACCAAAGATATCACAAAGGGCGAAGAAAGTTTACGTGAAGGTGGTATTGTTAATATGTTGATAGATGGTCAAGCAAAAAATATGTTTGACGAATTATTTGAAGTTTTATTAAAAGATAAAAATGCTGATATATCAGGAAACGTATCTGAACTATCAGATTTAATGGGATTTGATAGTTTCTTTAAAGATGATGCAGAATCTATAAAAGAAAGTCAAGCAGAATTAATGAGAGCAATCGAAGCCATTAAAGAAAAAGACGAATTCAGGGCTGAAGGTGGACAAGAAAAACTACAGAAATTATTAGATGCACTAGAAGCCATGCAATCAGAAACATATGAAAAGAGTATGTTCAGAGGTGACGAAGCAACAAAGGCAAGAAACGATGAAAACGCCACAGAAAAAGACGCTTTAGTTGGAGCAATTAGAGATTTAATAGACTCAATCAAGAGGCAATAAATGGTGTTGACACGGTATCTTAAATATGATACTATAGGAGATAAGGATTAAAAATGAGTTGGAAAAAATATTTTAAAACGTATGACGGTATGCCCGAAAAAATGCCAGCATCAACAGGTGCAGGTGTACAGGCAGACGCCGATACAAAAAGATACTCTAGTTGGCTCCCAGAAGTCTATCAAGGACAACCTAATCGTGTTCAAAGATACGGACAGTATGACCAAATGGATTTAGATAGTGAAGTGAACACTGCATTAGATACTATTGCAGAATTCTCTACACTAAAAAATGAATATACAAAATTACCCTTTCAAGTTGAATACAACGAAGAGGCAAGCGATACTGAAAATGATATCATTCAGAAGTCTTTAAAACAATGGTGTAACTTAAATGAAATACACAAACGTATTTTTAGAATTTTCAGAAACTCAGTAAAGTATGGTGACCAAGTTTTTGTACGTGACCCAGAAACATATAAATTATTTTGGGTAGATCCTGCAAAAATTGAAAAAGTTATTGTCAACGAAGGTAAAGGAAAAAAGATTGAGGCATATTATATTAAAGATATGGATATCAATCTACAAAGTTTAAATGTAACCGCAGACGAAAATAAACTCTTACACTCATCAGCAGGATATCCTAACAATCCTAATGTCAACGCAAACACAACTCAAGGATATGCCGCTGGTTCTGTAGGAGGAACAAGATACGTTTCGGAACAAACATCAACACCAGTTGATGCAAAACACGTAGTACATATTTCATTAAGTGAAGGTATCGATGGCTTCTGGCCATTTGGTAATTCAGTTTTAGAACCTGTATTTAAAGTTTACAAACAAAAAGAATTACTAGAAGATGCAATCTTAATCTATCGTGTACAAAGAGCACCAGAACGTAGAGTATTCTACATTGATGTTGGTAATATGCCTACACACAAAGCAAGAGCCCACTTAGAACGTATCAAAAATGATATTCATCAAAGACGTATTCCAAGTAAAACAGGTGGTGGACAAAACATTACAGATAGTGCATACAATCCATTATCAATTATGGAAGATTATTTCTTTGCACAAACGGCTGAAGGTCGTGGTTCTAAAGTTGAGACATTACCAGGTGGCGAAAACTTAGGACAGATTGATGATTTGAAATATTTCAATGATAAGTTAATGCGTGGTCTAAGAGTACCGCCAAGCTATCTAGGAAGTTTAGATAGTGATGGTAATGGTTACAATGATGGACGTGTAGGTACTGCGTTTATTCAAGAATTCAGATTTACAAAATTCTGTGAAAGATTACAAAAAATAGTCGGTGAAGAATTAGATAGAGAATTTAAAATGTTCTTAAAACACAGAGGTGTTATAATTGAAAGTTCTTTATTTGATTTAGTATTCAATACTCCACAAAACTTTGGTAAGTATCGTCAAGCAGAAGTAGACCAAGTAATGATGAATGTATTCACTGCTATTGAAGGTGCTGAATACGTAAGTAAACGTTTTGCAATGAAACGTTTCTTAGGTTTAACAGATGAAGAAATCTTAGAAAACGAAAAACTTTGGTCCGAAGAAAAAGGCACATCAGATCCTGAAGGACAAGACGGTCTGAAATCTGTAGGAGCATCAGTTCCTGGAGGAGACTTTGAAGGCGGTGCTGAACCTGAGTTTGATGAAACAGATGCCGAAGGCGCAGATACAGAGTCAGGAGATTCACCAATCTCGGGCGCTGAAGGCGATTTAGTATCAGATGATGAAGAATAAAGATAAATACATTTGTTAGAAACATTGGATTTTTATAATGAAGTACTCAGAGATTAAGGAAAATTATTCTCCTGACAGAGATAAACACAATAGTATAGAGTTAGGCGATACTAGAAAGAAACGTCTAACACTTTCGCACCTTAATGATTTGAGAAAAATGAGAACTTATAGAGAATATAAGAATGACGAAAAGAAAGGTCAACTTAAAGCCCAATACGGCGGTTCTGCTAAAGGTTCTGAGCAACCTGAACTATAAAACGTCAAATTTCTTACATACATAGTGCAATATGTACGTATTTAAAGAACATAAGTAGTATTCTAAATAACTTATGATCCATAATGGCTTAAAAATTAGCCATTTTTGCACATTTCCGTAATAAACCCCAAATACCTCTATAAATACATGTGAAACAAATTAGAAGTGTTTCTACAACCTTGCCACAGTTCATGTTTTGTGGCTTATATAGATAAGGAGACGTATTATGTCAAGAAGTACACTAGAAAACGTACTAGAACTTCTTATCAACGAGGAGCGTGAAGCCGCCGAAGCCATGTTACATGACTTTATAGTGGCCGAGGCTCGTAGAATCCATGAAGAACTTCTGAACGAAAGTGACGAAGTTGTAGAAGAAGACCTTGAGGATATTGACGAGTCTGAGGACGAAACCGTTGAAGAAGCATCGATTGAAGCCGATACAGAAGAAAATAATAACGAAATTGAATCTGATAAAGCAGAAATCGAGAACGAAGAATTCTATGACGAAGACGAATCAGAAGATGAAGCAGTTGACGACCTAGAAATGGGTGATGCAGAATCTAAAGACGAAGAAATCGAGGATCGTGTAGACGACCTAGAATCGAATCTTGCTGATTTAGAAGCAGAATTCGAAAAAATTATGTCAGGCGAAAAAGATGACATGGAAGATGAAGCCGATGAAGAAGAGGCTGAAATGGACATGGAAGCTGAGGCAGTTGAAGAACCATCAATCGAAGAAACATCAGAAGTAGAAGAATCATCAGATGAAGATACAGAAGATAAAGTAGAAGAAGGTTCAGAAGACGAATTAGAACTTGACCTAGAAGAATCAGATGAAGATTCAGACGATGCGGAAGAAGAAAAGTTGGAAGAATATAAAACTCCAATGACTGCAAAAGCAGGCGATAATGGCGACAACGCTAAATCACCAGTTAATGCAAATCCAAAACGTCCTGGAGATGATTCAAGTGCGGCACCAGTAAAAACCCAAGATGGAAACACTGCGGGTGGTAAAGGTGATGCGCCAAAAGATATGAATACAAAAAATGTAAACGTGTCTGGAAACAGTAAAGCACCAGCAATGAAGTCGGCAACGGCATCAGCAGGTGATAATGGGGCTAATACTAAGTCTATTAGTTCCTAATAAAGACTTTTGGAGATAACCAATGACCGTTCTTATAGAAAGGCTATCACACAATCAAGCGAAAGTTAAGTCAAGAATCGTTGAGGGTGATGACGGTGGTAAAAACATGTTTATGGAAGGCATTTTCGTTCAAGGTAACGTTAAAAATGCTAACCAACGTGTGTATCCGGTTAACGAAATTGCGAAAGCAGTTGAGTCTGTACAAAAGAAAATCGAAGACGGTTTTCCAGTACTAGGCGAATGTGACCACCCACCAGAATTGACCGTTAACGTTGACAGAGTTTCGCATATAATTGAATCTATGTGGATGGATGGACCGAACGGGTATGGGAAACTTAAAATTGTTCCGACACCAATGGGTAACATTATCAGAACATTAATCGAGTCGGGCGCCACTTTAGGCGTTTCATCTCGTGGTTCAGGTGAAGTTGGCACATCTGGTGAAGTGAAAAATTTTGAGATTGTCACTGTAGACATTGTAGCACAACCAAGTGCTCCAGAGGCCTACCCGAAGGCAATCTACGAAGGTTTAATGAACATGCGTGGTGGTTACCAAACTTGGCAACTAGCACAAGATGTACAAAAAGACAAGGTCGCTCAAAAGTACTTGTCAGAACAATTAGTTAAGTTCATCAATGAACTTAAACTTTAACAGGAGAAGCAACAATGGCAAACGAAATCCTTGCTAATCTTCTAGAGACTGGTGTATTATCCGAAGAGGCTAGTACACAAATTAAAGAGGCTCTGGACAAAAAACTTATTGAAGCAAGAGAGGAGATTACAGCCGAGTTGCGTGAGGAGTTCGCACAAAAATTTGAACACGACAAATCAGTAATTGTTGAAGCTATGGACAACATGCTAAACAATTCAATTAAAACTGAAATGGAAGAGTTTAAATCGGACCGTGAACAACTTATCGCAGAACGAGTTGCATATAAGAAATCTATTTCTGAACATGCAAAACTCCTTGAAAAATTCATTACTTCTCGTTTGGCGACCGAAGTTAAGGAACTTAGAAATGATAGAGCAAAAGTTAACGAAAATCTTGAACAAACTAAGAAATTCGTTGTTAAGCAACTATCACGTGAACTATCTGAGTTTCATAATGATAAACGTGAATTAGTAGATACTAAGGTACGTTTAGTAGCAGAAGGCAAAGAACTACTTAACAAGACTAAGCAGAACTTTGTTAAACGTTCAGCAGAATTAGTAGAGAGTACAATTAAAAACGCTCTACGTTCAGAAATGAAAACGCTAAAAGAAGATATCCAATCAGCTAAAGAAAACGAATTTGGCCGTAAGGTATTTGAAGCGTTCTCAGGCGAATTTATGACTTCACAATTAAATGAAGGCACAGAAGTAGCTAAAATGAACAAGAAGTTGAATGAATCAGCTACTAAGGTTAACGAACTTGAAAAAGTGATTGCTCAAAAAGATTCAAGCATTGAAACTGCTGAAAAGGCAAAACGTGTACTAGAAGACAAGATTAATCGTAAAGAGGTTATGTCAAGTCTAATGGCACCGTTAGGCAAAGAAAAAGCTAAAGTAATGAATGAACTACTTGAGTCAGTAAAAACTTCAAATCTAAAAACTGCATTCAAAAAATACCTACCAGCAGTATTAGACGAGAAAAACGTTTCAACGAAAGAAGAAACACAAACATTAACAGAAGGCAAAATGACCGAACAAACTGGTGACCGTGAGGTAGTTACGGAAGAATCACAGTCGTCAGGAAGTGATGCCGAAATCATCCAGCTTAAGAAATTAGCTGGGTTGAAAAATTAACCAGGATAATATCAGGAGAATAAAAGATGGAAAATCTTTTTGAAGGAAATAACTGGGACAACACAAGAAATGCCTTACTAGAAGGTCTAGAAGGTACAAAACGTGACACAATGTCCGCAGTTTTAGAAAACACCAAAGTCGCTCTTAATGAGAGTGCAACTGCTGGTGCAACACAGGCTGGTAACATCGCAACACTTAACAAAGTGATCCTACCAGTTATCCGTCGTGTAATGCCAACAGTTATCGCAAACGAAATCATCGGCGTACAGCCAATGACAGGCCCAGTGGGTCAAATCCACACATTACGTGTAAGATACGCAGAAGCAAAAGCTGGCGTATCAGCAGGTGATGAGGCTCTATCACCATTCGAAATTGCAAACGCTTACTCAGGTGACGCATCAGCGGCACCGGCGGCGACTGCATCACTAGAAGGTGAGCCAGGCTCAAAAATGTCAATCCAAGTTCTAAAGCAAACTGTAGAAGCTAAAACAAGAAAGCTATCTGCACGTTGGACTTTTGAGGCGGCACAAGATGCTAACTCAATGCACGGTCTAGATATTGAAGCTGAAATCATGGCGGCTCTAGCAATGGAAATCACTGCTGAAATCGACCAAGAAATCTTAGGCTCACTATCTGCTCTAGCAACAACAGGTGGAACATATGACATGTCAGGTTCTTTCACAGGTACACCAACATTTATCGGTGACAGACATGCCGTTCTTGCGACACTAATTAATCAACAAGCAAACCTAATCGCTCAACGTACTCGTAGAGGCGCGGCGAACTGGGCAGTGCTTTCACCATCAGCTTTAACAGTTCTACAATCTGCTACAACATCAGCATTTGCTAGAACAACTGAAGGTACTTTTGAAGCACCAACAAATACTAAATTCGTAGGTACTCTAAACGGTACAATGAGAGTATATGTAAACACATATGCATCTAACGATGACGTACTACTTGGTTACAAAGGTGCTGGCGAAATCGATGCGGCGGCTTTCTATTGTCCGTACGTTCCGCTAATGTCTTCAGGCGTTGTAGTTGATCCGGCTTCTTTTGAGCCAGTAGTATCATTCATGACTCGTTATGGTTATGTTGAACTAACAAACACTGCATCATCTCTAGGTAATGCGGCTGACTACGTATCTAAAATCGCAGTTAGCAATCTAGCTTTCGTATAATATTATATTATACTGCTATTAAAGAAAACCCGGGAGCAATCCCGGGTTTTTTTGTTTCTACTTTCCTAACAAAACTGATAAATACATTTATAAATCATTCGTTTGAGAGAGAAAACACATGGCAGAACAAATTAAATTTGGTGACAGATTATTTTTAAAGGGTGCAAAAGTCTTTTTAGATAGTGGTCCAACAGACAATGCTATACTAGAAACTAGAAGTGGAACAGTAGAGATTGCAGGTAATCTTGTAGTTCAAGGTTCTACTACTACAGTAAATTCAGAAACAGTTTCAGTTGCAGACCCATTTATGTTATTAAATGGCGACCACACTGGTGCGGCATCAGAAGATGTCGGTATCGAAATTAATAGAGGTTCAGATGCCAATGTTAAATTTGGTTGGAATGAAACAACAGGCACATTCTCAACTTTCGCTGAAAGTTTAGAAACAGGTGCAATATCGGCTACAAATATTGTAGCATCAGCAGGTATTGTTGCTGATATCAATTCAGAAAATGCAATAAAAATCATTGATATAACAGGTGATGGTACAGTTGATATAAATGCAGGTAATATAGATGGTACTGTAATAGGTGCGACTACACCAGCACAAGCAACTTTCACTCAACTTACTTGGAACACAACAACTAATACTACAGATGATTTACCAGAAGGTACAAATCAGTATTTTACAGACCAAAGAGCAAGGGCGGCAATCAGTGTTGAAGCCGCAAGTGAACTTTCTTATGATCCTGCAACAGGTGAAATATCTTTCTCAGGAAATTATTATTCTGATACAGATGCAAGACAGGCAATTTCTGTAGCAGGTAATGAAATAGGTTATGACAATACAACGGGTATTATCAGTTATGATGCACCAACAGATTTTGGTTCACTTATAGATCCAAATGTTATATCAGGATCAACAGGCGGAACAACAGGTTCAAGTTTACCAACAGATGTAAGTTCATTTACAAATGATGCTGGTTACTTAACACAAATAGTTACAGACACTACACCTAAGTTAGGTGGTCATTTAGATACAGACAACTTTCAGATATTCTCAAATAAGAGTGTAGATAGTCTTGTTTTCTTAGACTATGATTTAGCATCAGATAGTTCAAAAGGTCTTGCTATAGGTGGCGGTTCTTCTATAAACTTATTCTTAGATAAAAATAATATTCACGGCACAAATGCTTATTTCAGTATACATTCAAATAGAGATCCTTTAGTAGATACAGTTAATAAAGCAAACTCTATATTCTCTGTAGCTGAGAATGGTAATGTTACTATAACAGGTGATATCACACAAGCTACTACAGATAATTTAGGCGAAGGAACTACTAATCTTTATCATACACCTGCAAAAGTACAAAACGTATTAACAAATATGACAACTGGGTTATTCCCATCACAGGATAATACATACGATATTGGTTCTACAAACTTTCAATGGAGAAAAATATTTGGTCATACAGTAGAGGCAACATATGCTGACTTGGCAGAAAGATATGAGGCAGATGCTGAATATGATCCTGGAACAGTAGTCGTGTTTGATGGTGAAAAAGAAATAACAACAACTGATATAGAAGCAGATTACAAAGTAGCAGGAGTTATTTCTACAGATCCAGGATTGAAAATGAATTCAAACGCAGGTGAAGATAGTACTCATCCTTACGTTGCGTTAAAAGGAAGAGTCCCTTGTAAGATTGTTGGACCAGTCAAAAAAGGCGACTTGATTGTGACATCTAGTACACCAGGATATGGTAAATCAGTAGGCGGTGCAGACATGGGTCGTTCAGTTTTTGCTAAATCTTTAACAAATAATGACGATTCTGGTGAAAAAATCATCGAAGTTGCAATTATATAGAAATAAATCATAAACACTCAAAATCACAAATTCTAGATAAATAATGATAGATTATACAGAGCCGGACTCTGTGTTGTCTAATATGAAATCGATTTTTTATAGACGGGAGAAATAATATGGCGGCATATGCAATTCAGTTCCGTCGTGGTACAACGACTCAACATTCATCATTCACAGGCTTGTTAGGTGAAGTGACAGTCGATACAGACAAGAAAACACTTGTCGTTCACGATGGTTCTACAACAGGCGGCTACCCATTAATGCGTGAAGGTGCGGCATCAACCTCGACAACAGGTTCATTCTCATCAAACGTAACGGTAGGCGGCACATTAGCAGTAACTAACACGGCAACATTAAGTGGCGGTGTAGATGTTACAGGTAACTTGGACATGACAGGTCACATTTTACCATCTGCTAACATTACATATGACTTGGGCTCAACTTCACTAATGTGGCGTGATATTTACGTAGGTCCTGGATCTTTATACGTTAACGGTAAAAAAGTTATCGAAGATGATTCTGGAACTATCTCAATTTCAACGGACGTAGACCAAGCATTAAAAGTAGCAACATCAGGTACAGGTACATTACAGATTGAATCTGCAAACGGTATTCAGTTCACAGGTGAATTGAAAACATCATCAGGTGATATTCAAATCGGTGACCACATCGATATGAATTCTAACTTGATTAAAGCAGTTTCAAGTCCAGTATCAGGTACAGATGCGGCAAACAAAACTTATGTTGATAGTGCGATTACTACAGGTATTGGTGCAGGTACGGCGGCAGTTTCAGGTACAACTGGTGCTTTCTCAAGCAACGTAACAGTAGGCGGCGACTTAACAGTTAACGGTACAACAACTACAATTAACACATCAGAAATTAATTTAGCTGATAATATCTTACTCTTAAACTCAGACGCAACAGGAAATGCTACGGCATCTGGTGGTATTGAGATTGAAAGAGGTGATGACCTAAACGTTCAACTATTATGGGACGAAACAAATGACAGATGGTCAGTAGGTGCAGAAGACATCTATTCATCAGGTTCATTTATTGGTAATCTAACAGGTAATGTTGTAGGTGATGTTGTCGGTGACGTAACAGGAACAGTTTCAGACGTATCAAATCATACAACGAATGATATTGCTGAAGGCGGTTCAAACTTATACTTTACAGATTCACGTGTTAGAAACGCAATCTCAGTATCAGGCGACTTATCTTATAACTCAACAACAGGTGTAATTTCTACACAAGGTCTTGCATCATCAGATACAGATGACCTAGCAGAAGGTTCAACTAACCTATATTACACAACTGCACGTTGGGACGCTAAGATGGCTACAGCCGATACAGATGATTTATCTGAAGGCTCAACAAACCTTTACTACACAACTGCACGTTGGGATACAAAAATGGCGGCGGCAACTTCTGACGATATGTCAGAAGGCTCAGCTAATTTATATCACACAACTGCACGTGCAAGAGCGGCAATTTCTGCAAACAGTGATTTAAGCTACGATAGTGCAACTGGTATCATGTCATACACGACACCAACAACTATCGCTAGTATCGCCAATCATACATCAGATGATTTAGCAGAAGGTTCTACAAATCTATATCACACATCAGAGCGTGTTGATGATAGAGTATCGGCGTTAATGACTGCAGGTACAGGTATCTCATTATCTTATGATGATGCGGCTGGTACTTTAACAGTAACAAACACTCAAACAGAACTTAATGACTACGTAGATAGTGCATCATTCTCAGGTGGTACATTAACTCTATCAGTCAGTTCGCAACCAGATGTTTCTGTTTCACTAGACGGACGTTATGTCAAACTAGCTGATTCAACTAAGAAACATTCAGATGCTTACGAAGTAACTGCTCAAGACGAAACAGACAATAGTTCAGCTACATTAACTAAAACATGGGCTCAACTAACTGCAGGTAAGATTGACATCGGTGGTATTGATTTTGCATCAGAAATCAACGATTCACCTTACGCAGTAGTATACATCAACAGAATGGTCGCAAGACCAAACGAAGTAACAGTTTCTTCAACTGGCTTAACATTCGCTATAGGCGTTGTAGCAGAAGACGATGAAATTGAAGTTGTATACTTTGACGAAGCATAAAGTTTAACTTAACAAGATAGTGGAGGGAATAATCCCCTCCACTAGTTCAGTTATGAACATGAGGTCAACTAAAAGACCTCCCGATTTAAGGAGACACTAATGGGAAGAAAACTTAGACATAATGGTGCTACGACAACATCTATTGCTCGTGGTACAACATTTAAATACGACACATCTGGTAACTTAGAACAAGTTACTGGTACAGTAGATACAACAACTGACGATATTCTATTTACTGGTACAAAATCAAACTTAAGACGTATTGCTGACTTAGAACGTAACGTATCTATTCTTGCATCACAAGATAGAGGTGACGGTGGTTCAACTGTTGGTAAAAACTTTCGTGGTAAAGTTAAAATGCATAATGCTCTTGAAGTTGATGGTACGACAGACCTTGATGGTACAACAAACATCAATGGTGCATTAACACTATCAACATCAGCACAAGGAACAATCAATGCATTGATTTCAACAGGTACACAAGCAGTTATCGACGGCGCCCCAGGTGCTTTAGATACACTTAACGAGTTAGCGGCCGCTTTAGGTGATGACTCAAATTTCGCAGGTACAATGACAACTAACCTAGCAGGCAAAGTTGCTAAAGCAGGTGACACTATGTCAGGTGACCTAAACATGGGCGGAAATGACATTACTAATGCAGGTACATTTAACGGTGTTGCAACATCGGCACAATACGCCGACCTTGCAGAGCGTTATGAAGCAGACGGTGAATACGATGAAGGAACAGTAATGATGTTCGGTGGCGATAAAGAAGTTACAGCCGCTGAAGGTTATGGCGCAGGCAAAATGGCAGGCGTTGTTTCAATGAAACCAGCATATCTAATGAACGATGGTGCAGGTTCAGATGCAACACATCCAGCAATCGCATTACAAGGTCGTGTTCCAGTAAAAGCTATGGGTAAAGTAGAAAAAGGTGACATCATGGTTGCCTCAGACCACAAAGGCATGGCTCAAGCATGGAAAGAAGATTCAGATCCAAGATGTACGGCATATATCGGTATCGCAATCAAAGATAAAATCGAAGAAGGCGAAGGTATGGTCGAAGTTAAGGTTGGTAAGTAATATCTTATCTATATATTCTAAGAAGGAGGGCGTCTTTATGGCGCCCTTTTTTTATGAGAAAAAGTTTTTAAGAGTTTTGATTAAAGATCCACTTTCTTCTTTAATGTAATTTTCATCAACCCATTCAGGGAATTTAGCAAACAATCTTTTCCATTGTTTCATTTCTGTATACATATCTAGTATCTTTTTATGATACTCACTTCTATTAGAAAATCCAAGTTCTTTTCTTAATCCGTTTATTCTATTTTTACATTCATTTAAATCTTCTAAATCTCTATCTACTGCAAATAATATTTCTTCAAAAGATTTTTTATCAGAAAACTTTTCTATTAGAAATTTGTGGTGTTTGTTTTTTGGTTTTCCATTGTAGAGAAACATAATCTCTTGTAAATCATAGTATAATGCTTTAACAGGATTTATAGTCTCTCTATATCTTTCAACTACTTCTGGTATATGAAACTTAGTACTATCAGTAGCCATGCTTTCTAAAGTACTTAATGCTACAATGTTTATCTTTTGTCTGTTTGCAGTTATTTCTTTTTGAGAACGTTGTTTTACTTTGTTTATAGTAGCATCTATAACTTTTTTAGTATCTTCACTTTCTCCTTTTTTAAGATAATCAATGTAACTAGGCGAGGCGGTGGCAATGACTTCTTTAAGTTCTAAAGTCGCTTTGTTTGACTTTAAAAACTCAATAGAATCTCTTATAAATTTCTGTTTTTTGAAATCTATTATATCCACTGCTATCTCCTCTATTGTATTTAATAGAATTTTGGAAGATTTATAGTGACGATATAATGTCTCTAATCACTTTAAGTTTATTCTTCTTAAATAGTGTTCTTCTAGTACCTGGATGTAATGGCTTTGGAAAATACTCATGTTCTACCCAAGCATAACCTCCACTCTCATGATTTAGTCTTGGAATAAATTCTTTCTTAACAATTATCACAAATGAGTAGTAACTAAAGTCTTTATTTCTTGAATGATATTGATCCAATGGATATATTTTGGATACATCTTTCTTGATATTCACCCTTAATTCTTCACAAACTTCTCTCAATAATGCTTGTGAAATATTCTCGTCTTCTTCCACTTTACCACCCCAAAATCCCCAATTTCTAGGATGAGAACTATGTTTGTCTCTTTGTTGTAGTATTATTCTTTTAGTGTCTTTTGCTATTATACATGCACCTGCGGCTTTAATCATTTATGTAACTTTCTTATTGTAATAGTTCAAGTCTCCAGAAGCCTGCATCATATATTCCTTGGAATGTATCCGACCATTCACTGTTTTCAAATTTAAATTGTTGTCCTGTGAAAGTATTTGTTACATATGCACGTAATGTATAAGCACTAGCATCAAATGATTTAATCCATGCTGAACCGTTATATTCTATAATATCGTTCATACCTATATCTATACCCCATACACTGCTAGAATTAGCAGAAGTTAAAGAAAGATATCTTTGTCCTACTGCTGGTTGAGGAATACTGTTAAATCCTGGTCTGGCTGTTTCTGCATCTATTATTCTGTCTACTGCATTTATAGTATTAGTAGGTAAAGTATCTTTATCTACGTCAAATGATAGAAACTCTGGATCATTGGTGTTACTTAGTGTTCCAATAACGTCTGCATCTAAGTTTTCTAATTCGCCATGATATTTAAGTCTAAGTCTTGAAATGCCATCGTCAAGATTACCATAATATTTTAGAACATCTTCCCATTTTACACCATCATCATAGTTACCATTTCTCAATACTTGTGCTAGATAATTTCCGTTATTTTCTGTCATCTTTAATGAGAAATTCTCAGGTGTAACAATAACAGTAGATTGCTTTTTCAAATCGCTAAAGAATTCAAAAGCATCTGGATCATAATCTAGTGTATCTATGTCAGTATAGTTATATATGTTGTGTATAATATTTCTAATTACGTTTTGTCTTGTAACTTGTGCTGGAGGATTAATCCAAATTGGTATTTGAAAAAACATCGTTGCAATATCTATTTGGTCTTCAATACCTGCAGGAATACCTCTACTACTCCATTGAATATCACTTAATTCTACAGTAGTAATTGTTGTCCAATCTACAGGATTATCATTGTGTTGTATTTCTAGTGCTGGATTAAACAGTACTAATATCTGTTCCATTAGTTGTAACTTTTGGTCAGTATTACTTGTCCAAACATCTACTTGCATATTCAAAAGATAAGGAACTGGCATAAGTCTTCTTACGTTAAATCTATTACCAGTTTCATTTACATACTTTTGTGTAGTGTCATCAAATTTTCTTTCTGTTACTGATACTGCATCGTTAAAAAATGGCTCTTGTACTCTAGACCTGTCTGGTTGTAAACTTTGTATCCAACAACCAATAAATGGTGTAGAGTTTACTATGTTTTCAGAATTGCCTTTCATGATAGTAGCGGCCATACGAGAAATATCACCGTAACGTGCTGGCACACGAATGAAGTAATCAGTTGTATCGTCATTCATTTTCTTTCCTGTTTTTACACTGAACCCACTAAACAATCTTATAAATTGTAAAATGTATCTTCTTATTTGTTCATCGTAAAAATGAGTTTGTTTTATTGCCATATTAATCTACCTTTGGTTTAACTGCTTTCGATAAATTAACTTTACCTGCAATTATGGTACCATCTTCTAATTTAACGACACCGTCATTATTAATAAATTGATGATGCAAGTGATGTCCAACTTCCCAACCACCGTCACTGTCTTCAACTTTGTACCACTTATCATCTCTATACTGAAATAGTCTAGCAGGTGAATAATCTGTACGTAAGAAGTATGTGTTCTCTGGTGGTTCATTAGGAAACTGTGTGCCACTAGCAACTGTCGCCATGTCTATATCTTTAGGATGTTGTCCTTCTTCTGCATATTGTAAATTATTTGTTCTATAATCCCAATATCTTCCTGGAACATTTTCTTGAGCCTCATCAACGATTGCATCATTGATTTGAAGTTCTTTATTGTAAGTAGACAAGATGTTTTTTAAATCATCAGCCTCTTCACCAGTTCCAAGAATATCTGCATACTCTTGTGAATCTTGTAATTGTTTACAACGTATACGCCAAATATGTGGCCACCAACCAGGGTCAAACCCTTCTGCGGCCTTCGATGCATCTTGCACAACCCAATATTGATTTACTGCCGGAGATTCCTCATCAAGTAACATATCTTCTCTCATATGAGGTAATTCAATAACGTCACCTGTCATTAACTTTCTTCCTATCTTTTCTACCATATCATTTAGATGTAGTGTAAAGATTATTTGGTCGTTTCCTAGAAACATTCCAAACTGAGATAAGTCCATGTCTTGGTCTGTTACTGTATAAACACCACGCAAATCATAAATGTTATCGTCATATTTTCTATCACGATTTTCCATGAATAGCAAATCTTGTATCGCAGGTTTTGTAGGATCATAATTAGGATCAGTTGTGTCTTGAGATCCTAGATACTTATGGACAAGTAGTGAAGTTCCACCATGTTCAAAGTGGGCTTTCACTGTTTTATCTATAAACTTATAATCATTTCCCTTACGTGGGTTCCATAAACTTAATCTTGGCATATTTTTTTCCTTGACTTCTATACGTATTTATCTTATTATAACTAAATAGATTTAAAGGGAAAGAGCATGAACTACGATAATCAACTAGGATATATTGTTGTCAGAGACTATTTACCAAGTTTTGCAATACAACAATTCAAATTATGGGCATTAAATCCTGAAAGAATTCACAGAGGCAATGCATGTGACGGAAAATACTACGATTCTCATGAATTAGGTAGAGAATATGATGTTTGGTGGACTACTAAACCGCCTTCTGAATTTTGGAAACCTGTAGTTTGGGGATTAGTAAGTCATATTGATGCAATATTTCAAAAAGGAGCATGGGGAATTCATGCAGTTGATTGTATTACAACAAGAGGTGGATCCTCAAAAGTTTATGCACATATAGATACCCCTTATAGATTTAAAGAATTTAATCAATCTGATAGAGTACTAGGAGTACAGATAATTATACCACTAGATCCTTTCACATTAGAGAATGGTGGTACTGCATTTTTACCTGGTTCTCATTTAGAAAAGATTGATTTTGAAGATTTGGAAGAGAATCGAGAAGCCTACAATGAAAGGCTTTTACTTGATGGACAACAATTCTTAGCTAAACCAGGCGATGTTTTAATGTATGACGGAAGAACATTACATAGTACTATGCCTAATCATTCCAATCAATTTAGAAGTGCCTTACTGATAAATGCTTTACAAAGAGATGTTATAGAAGATGTAAAATATCTTGATAATAACACGGATAAAGTTAAAACTTGACAAAAATCGACTATTGTAGTTAAATAGAAACTATAATAAAACGATTCGACAATAATTATTAGGGAGTCATTAATGGCACTGGCAAAACGAAAGAAAAATATCAAGAGAGCCTCGCCTAGGCGCGGAGCGAAACTTGAATCACCTAAATGGGACGGTTGGGAAGAATGGTCTGGTGAATTGTTTCATCGTAAACACTCAGCGGCCAGAGAGTTTTATTATCAAAATTATAAGCCAGCAGATTTATATCCTTTTGCTATTCAGTGGATGCAAAAGAATGATTACACTAAAGAAGATATTCGTTGTGTAAAAGCCGCACCAGATTACGAATTAAGTATTACTGCGGCCATATCCTGTAAACTACTATTAGATGGTATGCCAGAGTTCAATCAGAAAGAAGATGATTACTGGCAAACACTTGCTGGTACAACAGGTCATATACAACCTGCATCTATCTTTATCAAAAAAAGAATAGCACAAGCTATAGAAAAAGGTAAGTCAATTAAAGAAGAAAAAGAAGAAAAAGAAAAAGAAGAATCAAAGAAAAATAATCTTTATCGACCTTCTATTCAAGAACTATTACGTGCTAAAGCATTCTCTATGACAAATGAAATTGATGACTTTATCAATGATTTTGAAATGACAAGTGGTGCTTTGAAAAACTTTAAGCCATTAAGTCTATTAAGAAAAGTTCAAGCAAAAGCAAATCATGCCAAGATTATCAAAGAATTATATAATGGTTGCTATCTAGAATATGATGAACTTATTAATCCACCGTCTACAAAAGGTATGACAGAAAAAGAACTTGATTGGCATAATCAGTTAATCGAAGGATATACATATCTAGAAAAATCCGAAATTAAAGCAATGTATGAAATGTATAAAAGCATTGTACAAGCATGTGACATGATTATTGCTAATGCAAAATTTGACCGAAAGCCTCGTAAGAAGAAACCAGTGAGTGCAGAGAAAGTAGTATCTAGACTCAAGTTTTGCAAAGAGCATACAGATACTGGTTCAGTAAGTATCAATCCAGTTGAACTTGTAGGTGCCAATATTGCAGTTATCTATAATGTCAAAACACGTAAGATAGGAATATATCATGCAAGTAATGTTGATCCTATGGGTCTTGGCAGAGATGGTTCTGGATTAAGTGTCAAAGGTACTACAATGATACGTTTCAGAGAAGATGAAAGTCTTCAAAAGACATTACGTAAGCCACAAGAACAACTCCCTATCTTCAAAAAGATAACAAAACGTTCATTAAACAAAGAGTTTTCTGCTATCAAGTCTGTAGAGACTAAGATGAATGGTCGAATTAACGAACATACACTGCTTCTCAAGGTTTTTTGATAAATATACTTGTAGGAGATACTGACGAGTATCACTATCATTGATAATAATTTTATCCCGGGAGAAGATACAATGACAGATAAGAAAAGGTATTACTTTGCAGAAGTAAACATTCCAGAAGCCATCAAAACGGCTAATTCTGACATGGATCCGGCAGAAATCTTAAAGATTAAACTAGAAGAATATGTAGATGCAACAAATGGTTCAAAAAATTCCAGAGCATTGAAAGATATGATTTACGAAGATATTAAGATTTATGGTTGGCACCCAACAGATACAACTAAAACTGCATATTGTTTAACATTTATCAACGCAAGACATTGGGACGCATTTAAGGTATATACACCTGATTTCAGAACTTGGTTAAATGATACACACAACATAACGTATACACATGAGGCGCATTCAGATTTGCCTTTCGAAATCGCAGATAAAGATAATCTAAATGGTGCGGCTGTTTCACATGAAGGTCATAATATGAATTATGAAGTTGCGAAACACAAAGCCTTTTTAGAAGATTTACCATCATCACGTGGTTTTGAATTTAATTAATCTAAAATAATCACACATTTAAAGACCCACTCTTAGGAGTGGGTTTTTTATTATCTCCCTAAAATGATAAATACATTATATTGGAGAATAATCAATGCCAAAGAATAGCAAAGTTAGAAACAATTTAATCAAAGAAGTAAGACTACTGCTTGGTGACGGAATGATTGATATAGAATTAGATCCGGATCACTATGATTTAGCAGTAGAAGTTGCTATATCTAAAATTCAGCAAAGATCCGAAAATGCAGTTGAAGAAGATTTCTATGCAATGGAATTAAAAAAGGATCAAGATGAGTATACCCTTCCTGGTGAAATTATGGAAGTAAAACAAATTCATCATCGTTCATTTGGACATGGTATATCAGGCGGTGTTGACATGGATCCATTTGAGTTAGCATATGCTAATTCATATTTCTTTTTAAATAATCATATTGGCGGTATAGCTACATATGATGCATTTTCACAATATCGTGAATCATTAAATAGAATTGCGGCAACAGACATTCAATTTATTTGGAATCCAACCACAAAAAAATTAAAGCTATTACGTAGAATGAGGGCAGATGAAATGGTATTATTACATGTTCATCTTGAAAGACCAGAAGAACAACTGATAGAAGACCCTTATTTGAAATCATGGATGAGAGACTACACTCTTGCATATTGCAAGAAAATGTTAGGCGAGGCAAGAAGTAAGTTTGGTTCATTACCAGGCGCACAAGGAGGTGTTTCTTTAAACGGAGACGCCATGAAACAGGAAGCAGATGTACTGCTAGACAAATTAGAAACTGACTTGCAAACCTACTCAGACGGGTCTGCACCATTGAGTTTCGTAATAGGCTAAAATGGAATTCATACTTAAGGTTTTAATATCAGGGTTACTAGTGGCATCGGTTAGCATGATGGCACAAAGAAACGCAACAATGGCGGCTCTTTTAATGGGCATACCTTTCACTGCTTTTCTTTCTATGATTTTTATGTGGTGGTCAGGAATTGACCCACAGACATTTCAACAATTCTCTTTTGAGACTATATATTTCGTATTGACAAGTCTAGTATTTTTTGTTATAGTAGGGATACTAGTAACAAAAGTAGGCTTCTGGTTAAGTGTAATGATAGGAACATTTGTAACAGTAATACTATATAATATTCTCTTGAGGTTTTTATGAAAAAAATTGTCGGTATCTGTGGACTAATAGGACATGGAAAAGACACAGTTGCAGGTCATCTAATAGAGCAAGGCTATCAAAGAATTAGTTTTGCAGGTGTTTTAAAAGATGCATGTGCAAATATATTTGGTTGGGATAGAATCTTGCTTGAAGGTAACACTTCTGAAAGCAGAGCATTCAGAGAACAAGTAGATGAATGGTGGGCTAAGAGATTAGATATAAAAAACTTCACTCCAAGATGGGCTTTACAACACGTAGGCACAGACGTATTCAGAACACATTTTCATCCTGATATATGGGTAGCGGCTTGTGAAAGACAAGTAGAAATGGCAGATAAAAATGTTGTTATTTCTGATTGTAGATTTTACAATGAGTTAGATGTTATCAAAAGATTAGGTGGAAAAACTACAGTAGTATGGAGACATGATAAGCCAGAGTGGTGGAATACTGCATGTATACAAAATCAATCTACATCAGACAGAATGATGAATGGCATGAAAAGATATCCAAATGTTCATAGAAGTGAATATAGTTGGGCAGGATGGGACTTTGATATAGAATTTGATAACTCTGGTGACCTAAAAAATCTTTATAGTCAAGTTTCAGGTGCATTGTCTACGTAGTTAACTCAAAAAAGACACTTTTTTCTCCATTTCCGATAAATAGTAGTAGCAATTACATTAATTGTAATATAGTAATTAAGTAATTAAGAAAAAGGAGAAACAGAATGCCTACATTAGTATCACCGGGCGTGTCAGTTACAGTAGTCGATGAATCGCAATATGCGGCGGCTACTCAAGGTACACTTCCACTAATAGTTGTTGCAACGGCAACAAACAAAACAGACGCATCTGGTTCAGCTATCGCTTCTGGAACATTGGCCGCAAATGCCGGTGTTGCATATCTTGTTTCTTCACAACGAGAATTAGTTGAGACTTTCGGAGAACCTAAGTTCTACGAAGTTGGCGGATCGGTTGTGCAAGGAGCAGAAACGAGTGAATATGGTTTATTATCCGCTTATCAATATCTAGGTGTATCAAACAACGCCTATGTTATGAGAGCAAATGTAGACTTAGCACAGTTAGAAGCAACTACAACTGAACCTGCAGGAGCAATCGCGGCTGGAACATATTGGCACGACACATCTAAATCTTCTTTTGGAATCTTTAGGCACGACGGTACAGACTGGGTTGCTTATACTCCAAAAGTTTTGACAGATGCACCTGGAACAGGTGATGTCGAAGCCATCAACGCAGACGGATTTGCTTCACCAACAAACACATATGGAGCGGCAGGCGAGATTGCAATCGTAGCCTCAACCGCAAAAATCACTTACTGGGAAAAAGTTGGTGTAAACTGGGTCGTATTAGGCGACACCGGTTCAGCCGATTTCCAATTTTCAAGATTTGCACCTACAACACAGTCAGACGGATCAACACCATTATCAACTGGTAATGTTTATGTACGTTTAACAAAACAAGGTGGAGGTATTGACTTTGGAGTTTCAGTATATGATGCAACATCAGGATTATTTACGGCGGTTCAAGCACCAATGTATTCTACAGATGACTTAGCAAGTGCAGATTTAATCGACACAGGCGATGTATATGCTAGATACAATGCTACACAAGGTTTTGTAGAACTACGTAGACACACTGGTAAAGCACAAACACAAATTACATCAGGTGTTATTCCAAGCACTACATCTATCACTGCTGACTTTACAGTAGAAGGTGTACAGTTTCAACCAAATGCATCTACACTTGATGCACTAATCATTTCAATGCAATCAAATTCATCTTTGAATGCGGCAAATGTAAATGTTGAAAAAGTTGGATCTAACAAAATCAGAATGACTAAATCAGATGGTAAAGAACTTAATGTTAACTTTACATCAGGCTTTGGTGCATTAGGATTTGCACAATCTGATAATGTAGATAGTGTTTGGGGTGACTTATCATATGAAGCCAAATCTACACAACCAACAGGTGTTGTAAGTGACGGTACTCTATGGTACAATCCAGACTTAAAAATTGAGATTTTGAAAAATACATTTGACGGTACAAACATGGTATGGAATAGATACACATGGTCAGAAGACGCAGATGGTTTACTAGGTACAGAACTACAGTTACGTACAGGTATGCCAACAGCCCGTAAAGATGGAACAAGTCCATTACAAGCGGGTGATATATGGGTCGATGGCGATGAGTTACCATATCCAGCAATCTATCTATATGATGGTACAAAGTTTGTTAAACTAGATAATGCTGACCAATCATCACTTAACGGTGTTGTATTTGGACATTATCATGATGAGGCACCGTACGATGCAAACGGTAATTTCGTATCACGTACACCTCACTCATTAACACCAAACGCAGAATTACACCCAGAAGGCATGTTACTAGTTAACATGGATTACTCTACATACAATGTTAAAAAATATGTAAGTAACAAATGGGAATGGGCATCAGGTCTAAACTTAGATGGCTCAGGTAAATTCGGCGCACATGCACAACGTCACATGGTTGTAGAAGCTATGCAGGCGGCAGTTTCAAGCAATGATGGTATACGTTCAGAAGCCGTATACTTTAACTTGATTGCGGCACCAGGCTACTACGAACTAATGGATGAAATGATTGCACTAAACAAAGATAAGAAAGAAATCGCATTTGTAATCGGTGACACACCGTTACATCTAAAATCAGATTCTTCTTCTCTTAAGAATTGGGCAACAGATAACGTTCCTGCAGAAACATATGCAGGTGTTTATTACCCACATGGTCTATCTACAGACTTATCAGGTAATGATGTTGTTATCCCTTCATCAGCGGTAGCATTACGTACTATTGCATTTTCAGACCAAGTATCATTCCCATGGTTCGCACCAGCAGGCTTGACACGTGGTGTTGTAACTAACGCAAGTAGAGTTGGTTATGTAAACGATGAAAATGAGTTTACACAAGTTAAACTAAGCAATGGTCAAAGAGATGTTCTTTACACAAGTCGTGTGAATCCAATCGCAGACCTTCCAAATCAAGGTCTAGTAGTTTATGGTCAAAAGACAACACAGGCATTTGCATCAGCACTTGACCGTATCAATGTTGCAAGACTTACAAACTACATGCGTTTCAACTTGGATCAATTATCTCGTGGTTTCTTATTTGAAATGAATGATAAAATCACACGTGATAATATGCGTGATGCAGTAGAACGTTTCTGTGGTGAGTTAGTCACACAAAGAGGTCTATTTGACTTCTTAGTAGTTTGTGACGAATCAAACAACACACCAGCACGTATCGATAGAAATGAATTATATGTTGATGTAGCTATTCAACCAGCTAAAGCAGTAGAATTCATCTATATCCCGCTACGTATCAGAAATACTGGCGAATCTCTAGCATAATAATAGAGAAAATAACAAATTTATTAAAGCCCCTTAGAAATAAGGGGCTTTTTTATTAACTACAACTTTAATTCCAAACATATTTGATAAATACTCTTATAAACAAAGAAGTTTCGAAACTTTTTAGGAGACAAAAAAATGGCAAGAACATTAAATACTTTCGGTGTACCTACAGATTCCGGTGATGGAGTTACTGGCTCAGGTATTCTACAGCCAAAACTGAATTATCGTTTCCGTGTACAAGTTGCAGGTTTCGGTGGTGTATCAACAAATACTACTGAATTCACAAGACAAGTTATGAACGTAACTAGACCTAAAATCACACACGAATCAATTCCAGTAGATTCATACAATTCACGTATGTACATGATGGGTAAACATACTTGGGAACCTATCACAATTACTTTACGTGATGATATAGCTAACAACTTAACAAAACTAGTTGGTAGACAAGTACAGTCTCAGTTGAACCACAGAAATCAAGCTGGTCCGGCGGCAGGTACTAACTATAAGTTTTCTACACTAATTGAAATTTTAGATGGTAACTCAGGTAACCCTAACGAACAATGGCAACTAGAAGGTTGTTTTGTTCAGAATGCAGATTATTCTCAATCAGACTACTCAGTTTCAGATCCTGTGACAATCGCACTAACACTACAGTACGATAACGCAGTATTCACTGACACTGAAATTATGCCTGATATTGCTTTTACAAATAATTCAAGCATTCTTGGTTAATCTTTGAGGTAGTCAACTATGGCTAAATCTAAGCAAGGCGGTCAGAACAAGCAAGGCAATATTGTTTTTCAGGACAATAAAAATGCCGTAACAAGATTTGGGTTCGGCGGTGTCGGACCCATCACTCTTGCACCTAAAACAGGTGAGATGTTTTACATTGAGTTTCATGACTCAGCCGGCACCAATAAAAAACTTCCATACACTAGATTTGCAAAAGGGGTAGGTGGTATTTCAGTTGTCACTCAATCTCAACCAGTCGATAGATATGGTAAACGTGTGTATGTTCCTACACGTGTAGATTTCCCTGAAGTTCAATTATCAATGTATGATGTTGTTGATGGACAGATGTTTGATTTCGCAAATCAGTTATATGAACAGTTCTTTAGAAATTCATCAATGCAAACTGATTCAGCTAACATTGAAAATGCAATCGATTCAAATCCAGATACAAACATGGGTAGAAAGTTTTCTGAAAAAGGAAAACTCTTTCATCAAAGTTTAGAAAAGATAGTAGTATTTCATTTCTTTGGTAATCTTGATGGTTCAACTGGTGAAAGTCAATTTTCTCAAAATGAGAGAACAGTACCAAGAAGTGGTAGTTTACAAAAAATAGAAATAATAAATCCATTAGTAACTAATATCACATTCCCACCAAGTGACTATTCAGATGGTACTCTTAGAACTATAGAGATATCAGTACAACCAGAAAACGTTAAATTTGAAACAGTTAAGGATAGAGTAACATTCCCTGATTGGTTAATGAACGGTTTACCAGTTGAAATAGAAACTGCAATAAGTGATTTAGAAAGTGGACAATATTCTACATTCAAGACAAAGTTTTTAACAGATAAACTAAATCAGTTAATCAGTAAAAACGCATTTGATGGCGATGAGACTTTTGTACCAAATACAAATGAGGCATATCAAAGTGCGTTGAACAGTAGACAAAAATTTAATGCTCAAAATACCCTTATAAATCAACAAAAACACGATGAGTTAGCGAAACTTTACAATGCTACACAACAAAATAATCTATCTACATTAGGTAGACAAGATGGCATCGATCCAAATCAACAATTTACACCAGAACAATTAGCAGGATTCTCTAGTGTATTAGATGCACAGAATGAAATAGCAGAAGCAGAGTTTGAGGAAGCAAAATCAAGACAAGGTTTCTTAGAAGTTCTTCCTACAGAACCTAGATTTAGTGATCCTTTTGTACCAGAAACCAAATATCCTCAAGTGGCAGATTTTGCAAACTTAGGAAATACATATGATGGTGGTACAGGAAGATACGGTGGAAGTAACTTTGGTGGAGCAATAAAAAATGAATTAGTAAATGCTTTCTTCAATGGAAGAAGTATAAATTGGGGTAACATAAGAGATTCAGCGGCACAAGGTATTCTAGGAAATACTAATATAGGATCATTACAAAATTTAAGTAAAACATCTCAGAGTAAATTCGGTATCGCAGGAGATATTGTTAGAGATGGAATTCTTAGATCCTCAACTGCTAGTGGAGGACAGATACAAACCACAACTGTTCCTTCAAACATAAATGCTAATTCTTCCAGCACTGTTTTAAACAATGCACAATCAAGTATTGCTAATTTAAAAAACTTAACAAATGGGATTAGATAATGGCGTTTGACATTGATGTACTAAAAGCTAAACTAACAAAGAAAGGCTTCACAGATGAGAAGGCTAATATATTTGCTAGAGAGTTAGTCAATGTAGCAAGGTCCTATGGTTTAAGTCCATACAATTTAGTTGATGAAATCAGTTCAGATTTCAAACTCAATGACTTGGGTTCATTCATAATTAATAGCACTTTGCGATTTGGTTATCAAACAGGTAAAATAAAACCTCAAAAGCCAAATAAATATGTCGCAAGGGCTATAATTGAATGAGACAAAAATATCATCAAGGAAAATACACTATAAAAAACCCACAGAAGTATTCTGGGAAGGGCGAACCTACCTTTAGAAGTAGTTGGGAATATACTTTTATGAATTTCTGTGACGATAACCCAAGTGTAGTAGCTTGGGCAAGTGAACCTTGCAAAATAACTTATCAAAATCCTTTAAATGGGAAAGTAACTGCATATGTTCCTGATTTTGTAATAGTATATATGGACAAAAAAGGAAATAAGAATGCAGAGTTAGTAGAAATTAAGCCATCATCACAATCTAATCCAGAACTTGCACGAAGACGTACTGATAAAATGGCAGTTGTACAGAATTATGCTAAATGGGATGCGGCAACTCATTGGGCAAGAAAAAGAGGTATGCGTTTTCGTGTACTTAACGAAGGTGATATCTATCAAAACACTAGAAAACCGAAGCCTGTTAGAAGAAAGAAAAAGTAAAGTTAGAAGTTAATAAATAGAGTAATGAAAGGCATTACATATGACCAAAAAACTAGAAGAAACATTTAATATATCTGACGGAGAGGAAGAAGATAAGAATACTCCTACTATTGAAGAATCTCAAGAAATAACAGAATTATTAAATACTGAAATCGAGAATACTGAAAAAATCGATGCCGCATTACCTATGGTGACTGACTTAAACGAGCATGATAGAGAAATGGATGATATTCATGCTAAAGCATTAAAGACATTTGAAGATTTACTACAATTAGGTATGAATGTCGAAGTACATGCAGGTGCAAAGATACTAGAAACTGCTAATCAACTGTTAAAAACTGCAAAAGAGGCAAAAGACAGTAAAGTGGACAGAAAATTACGCATGATTAATCTACAACTACAAAAAGCTAAGTTGGATCATCAAAAAGATAGGGATACTAGCAAATCAGACGATGAATTAGCTACTGAAGGCTCTTTAAATATCGATAGAAACGAATTATTGCGTAGAATTGCTTCTGCACAAGAACTATCAGATAAGGTAAAAGAACAAAATAAGTAAAATATGAATAAAATGATAAATAAGAGTATACGTTGGAGTACAACATGAAAAGTTTTAAAGAATTTTTAACAGAATCAGAAAAAGAGCATAAAATGACTCTACGTTTTTGTTGTAATATAGATGAAAACGCAGAAGATAGAATCGAACAGTTTTTAGGCAAATATGATTTAAGAAATATGTCAAAAACTTCAAAGACACCTATCTCTAAAAATCCTATGTTCTTTAAAGATGTAGAAAATTCAGAAGTGTCTAAGATTGATGTAGTTACAGGTTACCCTGTATCGGCAGATATATTACGTCAACAATTAGCAGACCAATTAGGAATGCATATCAAACATGTAACAGTACATCCTGAGGGATGGGAACCAAAAGAGGAAGAAGAAAAAGAAGATAAAGAGCCTTTACTTACTTCCGAAGAAAAATCAGAATCAGATGACGGAAAAACATACGGCAGAACGTTCATTGATGATTTCTTAAAAACTTTAACACCAAAAGAAACAGAAACACATGAAAATGAATTAAGCCCAAAAGAAAAAAGAGACCCGGCACCTGAGCAAATGGATAAAGAAGAAAAATCAAGTCCTTCTGTTATCTCAGGAGATGAAAAATGAGTAAGCATTACAATTTAACTGTTACTGATGATAACGGCAAATCAGTTACTACTTCAAATACAAGCACAGAACATCCAGAAGAAGTTCTACGTATGATGCAACTTGCAGGTATGCAATCAGAACCACAATGTGGTATGGAAAGTGTTGAAGAAAATGAATATCAGCCTACACCAGCTAACGATAAATTAGATTTAGAAGATTACTCTAAAAAGTCAGGCGAAAGCATTCCAAAGCAAAAGAAAAGTTTAGATAAAGCACCTTCAAGAGGTGATAACCCTCTAGAGTATTCTCTAGATGAAAATGAAATCTTTGAATCACTAATGAACGAATTTAAAGTCGATGTGGAAGAAGGTAAACTTAATCCAGGTCTTCAAGCATACTTAGATAAGAAAAAAGGCAAGAAAGACGATAAAGACGATAAAGAAAAAACTGATGAAAAAGCAAAACCAGATTTTGCTGACATTGATGGCGACGGTGATAAAAAAGAAACAATGAAAAAAGCCGCTAAAGACAAGTCTAAAAAAAAGGCTAACGAAGGCGTAGAAGAAATTTCCGAAAAAGTAATAAAGGAAGCGACTTGTGGTTGCAACCCTGAAGGTGATTGTTGTAAAGATAATCATTCTAAAGAAGAAATTGGTCAAGTTTGTGAGTGTTGCGGAAATGATATCGTAGCAGTTGCTAACGAAGAACAAATCAATGAAGAAAAATGTCGTTACTGCGGTGGCGATTGTCCAGATGATCCAAATCATGCATGTGATGGGTTCATAGGTGATATCGATAATTTATACGGATCATATGACAAAGACGATGAAGATGATATGGACGAAAATGCAGATTTAAACAGACTAAGAAAATTAGCAAATCTTCCAGAAAAAACTGACGAAGTACAAGAAGGCTCAGAAGTAGATGAAGTTAAAGCAATTCTAATGAGTTATCCAGAAGATGTTGAGAAAATGAAACAGATGGGTGATATAGATACTGGTTCACAACTTTACATGGATCTATTTGGATTCTATCAAGATGAAATGCCATACGGAACTCAAAAAGCTAGAGACGGTGACCCAGTAGAATGGATCATGAATAGACTAGATGATTTGGGTATGACGGAAGATAAACAAGTTGATGAAGTAGGACCATTAGCAGTGTTGGCACCAGTAGCGAAAGCAGTCGGTGGTGCATTGTTAAAGAAAGGCATCAAAGGAACGGCGGCACGTGCTGGAGCAAGTGCAGTTGCTAGTAAGATGATGTCTAAACCATCTTCAAACGTACAATAATCCTTATAATCCAATAAATACTAGTGCAATAATGCACAACAAAACCACCTTAGGTAAAGAGGAGACAATCATGTACGATAAAGAAATGATGATACAAATGATGGAAGACCTTCAGCATCAAGCATCAGAAATGGAAAAGAACGTTAAAGATATGCTAGAAGCAGAAGGAAGAGCATGTGGTGTTGAACTTGATAAAAGAAAAAATGCACGTGACCTTATGGAAGAACTAGTAGAACACCAGGACAGTCAAGATGATGCACCAGCAATGACATGGGCATATGTACCAGAAGAACAGGTTAACTATGATACTCATGCAACAGATTGGACTACAGACATGCATACACAAGCACTATACGAAACAGGTGCAGATATGACACATCACGAAGATGATTGGGAGAACGATGATATGGAACCTGCAGAAGATATTCATGATACATTGCCTAGTGATGTAGAACCAATGGACGATGAAACTGAACATAAAGAATAAATTCATCAAAAACTTAAATAAGAGCAGGCATTTTCTTGTCTGCTTTTTTTATGCATAAATATAATTAAATGAGTATTTAATTATGGCAGATTTAACTAAAAAAGCATATCAAAAAACACAGTTTAGCAATCAGCAATTACTAGATTTTAGTAAGTGTGCAAATAACCCTTTCTATTTTCTGAATAATTACTTTAAGATTCAGCATCCTACAAAAGGTAGTATGACATACGATGCATATGAATTTCAAAAAGGACTGTTACACTCTTATCACGATTACAGATTTTCTATTTCTATGTTAGGTAGACAGATGGGAAAATCTACCTCTGCGGCTGGATATCTTTTATGGTTTGCAATGTTTAATCCTGACCAAACTATTTTAATTGCGGCTCACAAATATTCAGGTGCCCAAGAAATCATGCACAGAATTAGACATGCTTATGAATTATGCCCTGACCATATTAGAGCAGGTGTTACAAGTTATAATAAAGGTAGTTTAGAGTTTGACAATGGTTCACGTATCATAGCACAAGCAACTACAGAAAATACAGGTCGTGGTCTTTCAATTTCTTTACTATATTGTGACGAGTTTGCATTCGTTAGACCTAATATTGCAAAAGAGTTCTGGACTTCAATATCTCCTACTCTAGCAACAGGTGGTAAAGCAATTATTACTTCAACACCAAACTTAGATGATGACCAATTTGCTCTCATATGGAGTGGTGCTAATAAAAATATAGATGAACATGGTAATGAAAAAGAAACAGGTATTAATGGCTTTAAACCATTCAAAGCTATATGGGACGAACACCCTGATAGAGATAATGAATGGGCAAAAGAAGAAAGAACACGTGTAGGTGAAGAAAGATTTTTACGTGAACACGAATGTCAGTTCATTGCTTTTGATGAAACTTTAGTAGATAGTATTAAACTATCTCATTTATCAGGCAAAGAACCTCTTATGAAAACAGGACAGGTCAGATGGTATGAAAAAATTAATAAAAATTCTACTTACATTGTTGGTCTTGATCCTGCTATGGGTACTGGAGGAGATTATTCAGCAATCGAAGTTTGGAGTTTACCAGAACTAGTACAAGTTGCAGAATGGCAAAGTAATCGTACAGATGTTAGAGGTCAAGTAAAAACAATGCATGACATACTAACTATTCTGAAAGAAGAAATGGCTGAACTTGGAAATAATAGTCCAGAAATATATTGGTCAGTTGAAAATAACTCATTAGGCGAAGCCTCTCTTATAGTAATTGAAGAAATGGACGAAGATAAATTCCCTGGTGAATTCTTACATGAACCAAAGAAAAAAGGAATACAGAAAGCAATAAGAAAAGGCTTTACTACTTCATATAAAACAAAAATTACTGCATGTATGAAAATGAAGTCTTGGATAGAAAGCGATAAAATGGTTCCTCTGAGTAGAAATTTAATCAGAGAATTAAAAACATTTATAGCAAAGGGTAAAAGTTTTGAGGCAAAATTGGGGGAAACAGACGATTTAGTATCTGCAACACTTTTATGTATACGACAAATACAAGTAATATCACGATTCGATGAAGAATTTATGGAGACATTAGGGGAATCATTGGATAGTGATGATAATTACAATGACCCTCTTCCTGTGATAATTTGATAAATACATCTATAAAGGAATTTATAAAATGGCTGTTAATTATTCAACAATCGCAGAAAAAATTATGCGTTTTATTCAAGGAAATGGTCTTTCTTTGAAAATGTTTGATTCGTCAAATGGTAAAAGTGTGTCTACTCCAGATGATGCACGATTTTTCTATATCGATGAACCAAATATGATGGTAACAATAGACGAATCTTCAAAAGAGATAAAGTTACATTTAGGAGAAGGCGTTGATATTGATAAACCAAAAGCAGAAAAAATAATGAACAGTCTTAAAAAACTTTCAAGTGAGTATATGTTAGATTTTGATGTTAGGTCTTTTGGCAAACACATCGAACCAAAAAACTATGCTTACAAATTAGACAAAAATAAGGAGCAGACTATGAGTGATGTATTCAATGAAGGTATGTCCAAATTAGAAGGATCTTCACGTACTAGTCGCCAGACACTGGAAAATGTAAGACTAATCGTCAAACACCGTGCGCCAGTAAACGAGGAGCAACGTGGAGCACGTTCTCGTAACATTTCATCAATCTTTGTTGAAAATGCAGACGGTGAACGTTTCAAGTATCCGTTTAAACATTTAAATGGTGCTAGAGCAATGGCGAGACACGTATCACATGGTGGTGTACCTAGCGACATGGTGGGCGAAGCAATTATAGAACTATCAACTAACTTATCAAAGTTAAAAGAATTTATGAATGTTGTTAATAAGCAATCTCTTATTAATGAAAACAATCGTTCAGTTGTACTAAATGTAAAACGTAGAATGGAATCGATTAAAGAATCTATCAAACGTGTACAAGGTGCAAAAGGGTATCAAGCATTTGTTGAAAAACTAGCTATCAAAGAGCAAGAAGAAAACAAAGCTGAGATTACAGAAGATACAGTAGATAACTACGTTAAAAAATTTACTAAAACAACTTTTGAAGAATCATTAAGAGAAGTTTTACCATTAATTCATCGTATCAATGAAGAAGAAATGGAAGATAATCGCATGAATCAAATTCAAACAGTAATGAGCATAATTACTGCAAAGGATAAAAAGACAGGCGACAAAATGAATCGTATCTACTTCCCAGGTCGTACTGATGGTTTTGATTTTGATAAAATTAAAAAACAATACGCAGAACCTCGTTCTAAGGATGAAGCAGAAGAACAGAAGAAAATGAAACTTGCTTTACAGATTGATGATTTAGCACACCGTGTAGACGTTGATGCTAGAGATGACAAGAAACGTAAAAACAAAGGTCATGATAGAGCGGCTGAATTATCAAACTTCTTAGGTGATGTTGCAGATGATATTCGTGCAGGAACAAACTTAACACAAGACAAATTAAAACTTGCAGGTTATCTTATGAAGTTATCTAAATCTGCTACAGAAAACGAAGAAGTTCAAGCACAGAACATCGAAGAAAAATTCGATACAATGCTATCAGAAGCATTTTCGAAGTTTGAGATACCGGCGTAATAGATATGATTATAACAATTATTGGTGAGCAAGAGTTTGTTAAAACTACAGAAACTACAGTAAGTGATGCTAAAAGAGTTTATATATCTTGGGCAAAAGAATCTGTAACTACTGAAGGTAAGTATATCGAACATAAAGAACTTACTGACAAAACTCAGCCATATGACGAATCTACAAATCCATATGTATCAATTGGTAAAGTATACATGACTAAAGAGCAACCTATTGTTATAAGAAAGTATCCAACAGACGTTCTTATATCAAACGTAGGATCAAATGTCATATCAGCGACACCGATTTTCGATAGATAATATTCAAAAAATTCAATAAAATAGGGGCGTTTTGGCGCCCCTTTTTTTACCCACAAAAAAATTTCAAAAAATTCGTATTTAATGCTTGACTTTGCATAAAAAGATAAGTATACTTAGTACATGTTTGAATATATTTTTGTAATATGTACTCAGGCTAATATAAAACTAATACAGGCTAATATAGGAGAAATATAATGGCAACTTTAGCAGAAATACGTGCAAAACTTCTTGCACAAGACTCTAAATCGGCAGACAATGCCAACGCAAATCGTGGGGTAGACGCAATCTATCCTTTCTGGAATATGGATACTGATTCAACATCAGTTATTCGTTTTCTCCCAGATGCGGACAACTCAAATACATTTTTCTGGCGTGAACGTCAAATCATTAAGATGCAATTCCCTGGTGTAAAAGGTGGGGATACGTCTAAGCCAGTTACTGTACAAGTTCCGTGTGTGGAAATGTGGGGTGACACGTGTCCAGTTCATGCTGAGATACGTCCTTGGTTCAAAGATCCAGCAATGGAAGACATTGGAAGAAAGTATTGGAAAAAACGTTCATACATCTTTCAAGGTTTTGTTGTAACGGATCCTATGAATGAGGAAACTCCTGAAAATCCAATACGTAGATTTGTAATTGGACCTCAAATTTTTAAACTTCTTAAATCTGCTCTTATGGATCCAGATATGGAAAATCTTCCAACTGACTATGATGCAGGTACAGATTTTCGTTTAACGAAAACTCAAAAAGGTCAATATGCTGACTACTCAACTTCAAATTGGGCACGTAAAGAACGTTCTCTAAATGAAGAAGAACGTAAAGCTATTGAAACTCATGGGTTATACGACTTAAACGAGTTCATGCCAAAACGTCCTAGTGATGAAGACTTACGTATCATCATGGAGATGTTTGAATCATCAGTTGATGGTAACTTGTATGATCCAGAGAAGTTTGGTTCTTATTATAAACCATATGGTTTGGATTTGGGTAATACAAAATCAACTCCAAAAGCAGAGGCAACAACGAAAGTTGCTGAAACTACTACTGCTCCAGTTCAAGAAACTGCTCCAGTTCAAGAAACTCCTGCTCCAAAGGCAGAAGTTAAGGCTGAACCAGCAATGGCTGAGGCAACAACTGCACCAGCAACTGCTAGTGTAAGTAATGGTAGTACAGACGCCGCTGATATCCTGGCGATGATTAGAAATCGTAAATCTGATTAAATCATCAATTAACTTAAGAGGGAGGGAAACCTCCCTCTACTATAAAAGGAGTAAAAGATGCCAAGAGCATTTGATGTAAGTAAATTTAGAAAGAGCATAACAAAATCGGTACCCGGTGTTAGTGCAGGATTTCGTGATCCAGATACATGGGTATCAACAGGCAATTATTGTCTAAACAGATTAATTAGTGGAGACTTTCATAAAGGTGTTCCATTAGGAAAAGTAACAGTACTAGCAGGCGAAAGTGGTGCAGGTAAATCATTTATTGCCGCAGGTAATGTTGTTAGAAATGCACAACAAAAAGGTATATACGTAATTCTTATCGATAGTGAGAATGCGTTAGATGAAAAATGGCTACATGCGTTAGATGTAGATACAAGTGAAGATAAGTTATTGAAATTAAATGTAGCAATGATTGATGAAGTTGCTAAGATTATTAGTGATTTCATGAAAGGTTACAAAGACGATTACGCAGATGCAGATGATGAAGATAGACCAAAAGTACTCTTTGTACTTGATTCGCTTGGAATGATGTTAACACCAACAGATGTTGACCAATTCAATAAAGGTGATATGAAAGGTGATATGGGTCGTAAACCTAAGGCACTGGCGGCACTTGTAAGAAATTGTGTTAATATGTTTGGTGATTATAATGTAGGTATGGTTGCAACAAATCATACATATGCATCACAAGATATGTTTGACCCTGATGATAAAATTTCAGGTGGTCAAGGATTTATCTATGCGAGTTCGATTGTTGTTGCAATGAAAAAACTAAAATTAAAAGAAGACGAGGCAGGTAATAAAATTTCAGAAGTACGTGGTATTAGAGCCGCTTGTAAAGTTATGAAAACTCGTTATTCAAAACCTTTTGAAGGTGTGCAAGTAAAAATTCCATACGAAACAGGAATGGATCCGTATAGCGGTCTAGTTGATTTCTTTGAATCAAAAGGTGTTCTTGTAAAGTCTGGTAATAAACTTGCTTATACAACTTCATCAGGTGAGATAATGTCAGAGTTCAGAAAAAACTGGACAGGTGATAAACTTGATGTTATCATGAAAGAATGGGGAACAAAAGATTTCTACGATGAATCAGAAGAACTAGAGACTCTAGTAGAAGAAAAATTAGAAGTAAAAGAGGAAGCATAATGAGTAAATATTTTTCGACTAAGTGTTATGGGCATAACATCGGACTAAGTGCGGTGTTTAGACAGCCATTAGCACACTCACATTGTAAACTATTACATGGATATAGTTTATCATTTAAATTCACATTTGGTTGTGATGAACTTGATGAACGTAATTGGGTAGTAGATTTTGGTGGACTTAAGCCTCTTAAAGCATGGCTTGAAGATACTTTTGACCACAAGGTTGTAATTGATGTAAATGATCCTAAAAAAAATGATTTACTATTACTAGAGACTCAAGGTCTTGCAAGTATTGTACAACTTGATGGTGTGGGGGTCGAAAAGTTTTCTGAACATGCTTGGCGAAAGGCAGACGAGTTAGTAAGGAAAATGACAGATAATCGATGTAGATGTATTCGGGTTGAATGTGCAGAACATGGCGCAAACTCGGCAATTTATGAGGTGTAAATGTCTTCTATTGATATTGAAACAGTATTTGAATTATGGGAAAGAATAAAACCATGTGTACCAGCAAAAGACAAATTAGAAGTTGCAGAAATTTTTATTAAGGTAACAGACGAGGCTGGTGTACCAAAAGAAGATATAGAAGATTTAGTATCGCAAGATAAAATATTAGAAGAGGCATTTGACCGATACTATGAAGATGATTATGAAGAAGAAGAGGAATGGTAGTTTATGAATTGGTATAGCGAAGTTGTAAAAAATTGGGGTAAGATTCCTGATATGGTTGATTTCTATGCTAATGAGTTATTAGAGGCTAGAAAAGAAGTCAAAATATATGGCAATGTGGAAAAGAACTCCACACAACTTCCTGCATATGTTGAACTACGATTTTCTCAATTACAAGAACTAGAGGCAGTACTAGAGCATCTTAATATTCAGTTACGAAAGAAAAGAAGTGAATACTTGAGAAAGTATCTAGAGAACTATAATAAGGCTCTCAGTTCACGTGATGCAGAGAAGTATGCAGATGGTGAGCAAGAAGTCGTAGCGATAAGTGAATTGATTAATCAAGTTGCTTATACAAGAAACCAATTCTTAGGTATAACTAAGGGATTTGAGATTAAACATTTTCAGTTAACCAACATAATTAAACTACGGGTTGCAGGAATGGAAGATGCTGAAATAAACAATAGACATTAAGAATCTTGTATCTTGGTTAAATACAAGACCATGATAGAAAGAGGATAGGGAGATAGAATGACACAAATTCAAGTAGAAAAAAGGGACGGTAAAAGAGAACCGTTAGACTTGGAAAAAATGCACAAAGTGGTTATGTTTGCATGTGAAGACATTACTGGTGTTAGTGCAAGTGAAGTAGAATTAAAGTCTCATATACAATTTTATGATGGTATTAAAAGCGAAGAAGTACAAGAGACACTAATCAAAGCGGCATCCGATTTGATTTCAGAAGAAACACCCAACTATCAATGGGTCGCAGGAAATCTAGTTAATTATCATATTAGAAAAATGGTATATGGTGATTTTGAGCCTTGGCATATTCTAAAGGTTGTAGAAGCAAACGTCAAGGAAGGCTTTTATGATTCAGCATTACTAGAAGATTATTCTAAAGAAGAATGGGAAAAGATTAACGGATTTATTAAACATGAAAGAGATTTTGAAATTGCTTACGTAGGTATGGAGCAGTTTCGTGGTAAATATCTAGTACAAAATAGAGTTACTGGAAGATTATATGAAACTCCCCAAGTAACATATATTCTTATTGCGGCTACATTGTTTTGTTCTTATCCAAGAGAAATCAGATTGAAATATGTTAAAGATTACTATGATGCGATTAGTACCTTTGATATTTCTTTACCAACTCCTGTTATGGCAGGCGTCAGAACCCCTCAAAGACAATTTTCGTCTTGTGTTTTAATTGAGACAGATGACTCACTTGATTCTATAAATGCTACCGCAAGTTCAGTTGTTAAATATGTTTCACAAAAAGCAGGTATCGGTATTGGTGCAGGTAGTATTCGTGCTATCAATTCGCCAATTCGAAATGGTGATGCCAGTCATACAGGAGTTATTCCTTTTTATAAACTATTTCAAGCAAGTGTAAAATCTTGCTCACAAGGTGGAGTACGTGGTGGTGCCGCTACTTTATATTATCCAATTTGGCATTTGGAAGCAGAAGATTTACTTGTTCTAAAGAACAACAAAGGCACAGAAGATAATCGTGTACGTCATATGGATTATGGTGTACAGTTCAATAAACTTATGTACGAAAGATTGATTGCTGGTGAAGACATTACATTGTTTTCTCCAAGTGATGTTCCAGGTCTTTACACTGCTTTTTTTGAAGACCAAGATAAGTTTAGAGAATTATATGAAAAAGCAGAACGTAATAAAAAGTTAAGAAAGAAAGTTATACCTGCTATTGAATTGTTTTCAATCTTTATGAATGAAAGAAAGAATACAGGAAGAATTTATTTGATGAATGTAGACCATGCAAATGACCATGGTTCATTCTTACCAGAAGTTGCACCAATTAGACAATCAAATCTTTGTTGTGAAATTAATCTACCAACAAAACCATTAACACATATAGGTTGTGATGAAGGCGAGATTTCATTGTGTACATTGAGTGCTATTAATTGGGGTAATATCAAAGATCCAGGTGATTTTAAAAAGCCATGTGATTTAGCAGTACGAGGACTTGATGCATTATTAGATTATCAAAAGTATCCTGTACTTGCGGCTGAGTTATCTACTAATAACAGAAGACCTCTTGGTATTGGTATTATTAATTTTGCCTATTGGTTAGCTAAAAATGATACAAACTATTCAGATCCAGATTTACAATTAGTAGATGAATGGGCTGAGGCTTGGTCTTATTATCTGATTAAAGCATCTAATGAACTAGCAAGAGAAAAAGGTGCATGTCCTAAGACAAAAGAAACAAGATATGGACAAGGCATCGTTCCTATGGATACACGTAAAGTTGAAGTAGATGAACTAGTAAAACACAAAGAAAGAAGAAAATGGAAAGAGTTACGCAAAAGTCTAGCAGACTATGGTATACGTAATTCAACTCTGATGGCTCTTATGCCTGCTGAAACATCAGCACAGATTTCAAATTCAACCAACGGTATAGAACCGCCAAGAAGCTATGTCAGTGTGAAGCAGTCAAAACACGGCGTTTTAAAGCAAGTTGTACCAGGGATTCACAAGTTAAAGAATAAATACGAGTTACTATGGGATCAAAAGTCTCCTGAAGGATACTTAAAGATTATGGCTGTTTTACAGAAATACATAGACCAAGGTATTAGTGTAAATACAAGTTATAACCCAATCTTTTATGAAGACGAAAAGATTCCAATGAGTGTAATGTTACAACACCTTGTTATGTTTTACAAATACGGTGGTAAACAGTTATACTATTTTAATACTTTCGACGGACAAGGTGAAATTGATGTCAGTAAAGAAGGTATGAAAACAAGAGAAGAATTCGATACACAGGAGCAATATGATGATTATTGTGAAAGTTGTACGATTTAATGAACGAAGAATGGAGAAAAGAAAGTAGACTTTGTTATAGACCTGTCTGGCACAATAGCAATCATCCATGGGCAAAACGTCCAGATTTAAGTCATAGATTAGGATGGTTTAAGACTTGTGAACATACAAATGAAGAAGAACATTTAGGAGACACGTTTTATAATAACTTAGATAAAGTTTTTAATTTTGTAGATTTAAAAGTATCTAATAAAGTAAAATTTGAAAACTATGAAAAGTTTTTAAAAACATGGGTCAAAAGAGCAAATATAAGAGTATGCATGTTGCATATTTCAAATAATAACTTAGACGAAGATTTACTTGATTGTACATACTGGAAAGAGATTGTAGAATACTTAACCAAAAATGTACGAAATAAATGGATGCTAGAAATAGCAAACAAAAGAACAGAATTAAGCTACAAGCCAGTGGATCCTGGTTTGTTGAAAATGTATAGAGATTGTGGAAACCTGATTTTCATGTCAGTTAGACAAGAAGTATATGATTTAAAAAGAGCGGTTGATAAGACTCCTTTCCAAATAACGGAATCAATAATCAACTTTAAAGATAGAGTACCCAAGGAGTTTTGGGGTAATTTTTGAGAAAGAAGTAAAATAGGAAATAAAAAAAATGTCAGTATTCAATTCAGAAAATAAAGCGGATCACACAAAGGCGTTAGCATTTTTGGATCCATCAGGTGGCGTAACTATTCAAAGATATGATATGCTAAAATATAAACAGTTCGATAAGCTAACTGATAAGCAGTTAGGTTTCTTTTGGAGACCAGAAGAAGTAGATGTTTTAAAAGATGCAAACGATTTTAAAAATCTAACAGAACATGAAAAACATATCTTTACTTCAAATCTAAAAAGACAAATTCTTTTAGATTCAGTACAAGGTAGAGCACCTGTTGAGGCATTTTCACCTATTGTTTCTATTCCAGAATTAGAGGCATGGATTCAAACTTGGACATTTAGTGAAACAATTCATTCACGTTCATACACACATATTATTCGAAATGTATATGCTGACCCATCAAAAATCTTTGACGAAATGATGGACATTAACGAAATTATGGATTGTGCGGATGATATTTCTAAAAACTACGATGAATTGATTGAAATGACTAGTTACTTCAATTTATTAGGTGAAGGTACTCATACTGTAAATGGTAAAAAGGTAAAAATATCAAAATACGAAATTAAAAAATCTCTTTATAAAACTCTTATGAGTGTTAATATTCTTGAAGGTGTTCGTTTTTATGTTTCATTTGCTTGTAGTTGGGCGTTTGCTGAACTTAAGAAAATGGAAGGTAATGCAAAGATTATTAAACTTATTGCACGTGACGAAAACTTACACTTAGCAAGTACTCAAACACTCTTAAAACTACTTCCAAAAGATGATCCAGATTACATCAAAATTGCAAAAGAAACAGAAGAAGAATGTATTAAAATGTTTGTAGATGCAGTAGAACAAGAAAAAGCATGGGCTGAATATCTATTTAAAGATGGCTCAATGATTGGTCTAAATACGGCACTTTTAAATGAATATATTGAATGGATTTGTTGTAAACGTATGACGGCAATTGGTCTAAAATGTCCATATAAAGTCACACAAGCTAACCCATTACCTTGGACACAAAAGTGGATTGCAGGTGCAGAAGTACAAGTTGCTCCTCAAGAGACAGAAATTTCAAGTTATGTTATTGGTGGTGTAAAACAAGATGTTGATAAAAAGACATTTGGCGGTCTTTCTCTCTAACGAGTCATCTTAATACACAACATTACAAATAAGATTAAACTTATTATTACAAGTATTCCCATAGCCATTCCTATGACTAGGGAAAACTGGTCTAAGTGGTTAACAAGATTCGCCATATCCAAGATTCTCCATATCCCTATTTATAAAAGCTAGGGATTCCAACGAAAATTAAAACTTGACAGATCCTTTGATTTATGATATTCTATACCATAAGAAAAGGAGGTACTATGTTTAATTGGTTAAACTTGAGTACAAAAAAATCTTTTTCACAAGAAAAAGGAGAAACGATGAATACATCAAAACTAACAAAACAAGATAAACTTGTTAATGCTCTTAAAGATGGAGAGGCTTTAACGGAATCAGCAATGAAACACAGATTTTCTATTGCTAACCCTAGAGCGACAGTATCCGCATTGAGAATGAAAGGATACGCCGTATATGCTAACAAAAGCAAAAACGGTAAGACTATCTATAGATTAGGAGCTCCTTTAAGAAGAGTCGTAGCCGCAGGTTACAGGGCTCTTGCTGACGAAAAGGTGTTTGGGTAATAAACATTAACTAAATGAGTCCCTGGCCCGGAGACGATATGCCGGATTGGCCTGATTGTCCAATATGCGGTATATCAATCGATGAATGCGAATGTCTCTGGGCCGGAGACAATTATATGACTAGAAAAATTAAAGTAAAAATTACAGACGATAAAGAGTTCACAGAAGAAAAAGAAGGTTTAGGATTAAAGAAAATATTCAAATCTGTATCAGGTTCTGCACCTAAGGGAACAACACACTTAAGAGTAGAATATACTAATAGAAAAGGTACTCCAATTAATCGTTTAGTAAAAATTCCAAAAAATAAAGACTAAAAAATAGGCGAAAAACTTGACAGAATCAAGAATCGTGCTATTATAATTAAGTAATCAAGAGAGAGGTACTTAATATGGCTTATATTTCAACTAACGAAGTTAAAGAAGTTCGTAAATCACTTAAAGAAAAGTTCGGTAAAAATCTAAAATTTTCAGTAACACGTGACCATCATTCAAGTGTCAGTGTTTCTCTCATGGAAGGTGTCATTGATTTCTTTGACGGATCAATGGACATGACCGACAAATATTCAGGGCGAGTTCAAAAGTTTGATGGACATGCTCAAATCAATCATTATCATACACATTTCTATGGTAAGCATGAACAGTTATTTAATGACATTAAAGATATTTGTCATACTGCTCCTGCTAAAGCAGAAGGTGGACGAGCATATTATAATAACTCAGATGCAATGATTGATTATTTTGATACTGCATTTTACGTGCATATCAATGTTGGTAAATGGAACAAGCCTTACGTTCTTAAGGCGGCTTAATCTTAAATCAATAAGGGGATTCAAAAATGAATCTAGCAGTAACTAATACCTTGGAAGGTGCCTTAAAACTCCGGCACCCTGTTTTCGTAACCTACCGTGAAGATAATAAAGAAATCGTTGATTGGTATGCATTTGGTGAAGGTCTTGCAAAAGGCTCTGCCGATATGCGTAATGCCAAAGAAGGACCTGACAGTTATAACTTTACTAGTTGGGAAAAATATGTTATCATACGGGATAATTATAACAAACATATAATGCAATTAGAAGAAATTGAAAGACGTTTATAATGCCAACTTATAGAGGTGATACATACTCTAAACCCAGACCTGTTTGTCTGACAAAGGGGTGTACAAATTTAGCACATAATACTGCAAGTGCAGAAAATCCAAGATGGAGAAAATACTGCGGTACGTGTCATAATGTAAGAAGAAAGAATTTTCAAAGATTATCAGCAAATATAAAAAAGAGTAGTTATCCAACTTGTTGTATAAAAAATTGTAGAAAGAAAGTAACTCTAATAGGAACAGACCATAACGGTAATTTGAAGTTTTCTCAATATTGTCAAAAACATGGAGGTACTCCTTATCATCTACAATGGAGAAAAACTTATTGTGAGAATATAGATGGAAGACTTGGATTCGTATGCACAACAACTATTCCTTATGATCCGCCACTTCCTGAGAATATCAAATGGGTAGTAGATTATAGTTATCCACAACCCATGCTAGAAGTAGACCATATAGACGGGAACCCATTTAATGAACCTGTAGATGGCTCTAATTTCCAGACTTTATGCTCATGTTGTCATAAGTATAAAACTTGGAAATCTGGTGATGGATTGACCGCAGGTAGAAAAAACATTAAACCAGCAAGTGTAATCGAGAAATTAAATTAGGTGAAAAACTTGACAGATTACAGAATCATGATATAGTGTAAACATAATGATTAAAACGAAAGGTGAGAATATGAGTGAGAATCAGTTCGTAGCACAAATCAACAAAGGTTTGTATAGAAATCAAAAAGTAAAAGGTGCGTTTCCAGTTATTTCAGAAATGAAACAAGCTAAGGACGGTAGTTGGTTTATTACTGTCAATGCACAGGAAAGCAAATTCAAAAAAGATAAAATTAGGGTTAAAGTAGATCCTGAAAATGTTACAGTTTCAGAAGGTACTGTCGAATCAGTAAATGAAACAGATGAACAGGCAATGAATAGGATTGCTGAAAGATTTAAAATCTTAGATGAAATGACCGAGGCAACAATCGATGGTCTTGTTAGAGGCATGGTAGTTTCAGGCCCTCCAGGTGTTGGTAAAACATTTGGTGTTGAACAAGTTCTTGAAAAAGATTCGTTGTTTGATATGATGGCTGATAAGCCACTAAGGCATACATTCGTAAAAGGTACAATGTCTGCTATCGGTCTTTATTCAACTCTTTACAAATACTCTGATCCAAAGAGTATTGTGGTACTAGACGATTGTGATAGTATCTTGTTTAATGAGGATGCTCTTAATATTCTTAAGGCGGCACTTGATAGTGGTAAGAAGAGGAAGATTTCTTGGAACTCTGACTCACACTTCTTGAGAAGGGAAGGTGTCCCTGATACTTTTGAGTTCAAAGGTTCAGTTATCTTCATTACAAACTTAAAGTTTGACTATATGAGAGCAACTAAAATCAAGGATCACTTAGAGGCGATTCTTTCAAGGTGTCACTATCTTGATTTGACAATGGATACTGCTAGAGATAAGATTTTGAGAATCAAGCAGATTGCTAGAGACGGTGGTCTATTTGATACTAAAGGTCTTACTAAGGATCAAGAAGTTGAAATTATCAACTTTATGGTTGACAATCAAAAGAGACTTAGAGAAGTTTCTTTGAGAATGGCTCAGAAAATTGCAGACCTTAGAAACATGTCTAAGATGGGTGACAGATGGAAGTCACTTGCAGAGTCAACTTGTATGAAAAGAACTGCATAATAAGGTTAATAAGGTTAGGTAGGCCAAACGGCCTACTTACATAAGACGGATTGGGTTTCTCTCACTCACCTAATCCGTCTTTTTTTTATTTGTAGTGTTGCAATCCCATTTAAATTATGTTATAATCTATATATTATGAGTATTGAAGAAACAAAAGAAAAGATTATACAGAACCTTAAAGGCGTTCAAGACCCTGAAATGGGGTGTGACGTTTACAACTTAGGATTGATTTACGATATCAATGTAGGAGAAATGTCAGATGGCAAAAAGTATAGTAATATTACTATGTCTCTAACAAGTGCATTTTGTCCTGCGGCTGATATGATTGTAAATGACGTTAAAGGTGCGGCTCTAACTGTAGAGGATGTTATTGATTGTCAAGTCGAAGTAACATTTAACCCTCCTTGGGATCCCTCTAGATTAACAGAAGAAGGTCATGCTTATTTAAATTACATGTATTCGGATCATATGGACTAATGAAAGATTGTATTATTAATATAAAAGATGAAGTCAATATCAAACTAGAAGGATTAGATCCTGCTACACGTAGAAAGTGTTCTAATAAACTTAAGTATTTTCTTCCACATGCATATCACATGCCAGCTTATAAACTTGGTCGTTGGGATGGAACGGTTAGGTTCTGTGATGTTGGAGGTAGAACGTTCTTAAATTTACTAGATGATATTCTTCCAATAATCATGCAGGAAGGGTATGATATAAAAATTAATGATGCAAGAGAAAAACATGATTTAGTATTTGATAAGGTACAGGAAGATTATTGGGGTGATGCAGTATGGCCAGCAGGTCATGTATCAGAAGGCCAAAAGATACGTTTAAGAGACTATCAGGTAGATATAGTGAATAAGTTCATAGAACACCCTCAATGCTTACAAGAGGTCGCCACTGGCGCAGGAAAGACTATAATAACTGCTACGTTATCTAGCTTAGTAGAAAAATATGGTAGAACTATTGTTATCGTACCAAACAAAGATTTAGTTAGGCAGACATTTGAGGATTACGAAAACTGTGGTCTAGATGTTGGTGTATATTTTGGTGACAAAAAAGATATTGGAAAGATGCATACAATATGTACTTGGCAGAGTTTAAATTCTTTATTGAAGAAAACTAAAAAAGGCGAAGATGATATTGATGCTTTTATCGAAGATGTAATTTGTGTTATGGTAGATGAAGTACATCAAGCCAAAGCAGAAGTATTAAAAGATTTACTTACAGGTGTGTTTTCTTATATACCTATTCGATGGGGTCTAACAGGAACAATACCAAAGACAGATTGGGAGTCTGCATCTTTAAGAAGTTCATTAGGAGAAGTTATCAATAGATTGGCGGCAAAAGAATTACAAGACCAAGGAGTATTAGCAAAGTGTCATGTTAATGTTGTCCAAACTTGTGAAACTGCGGACTATCCAAACTATCAAAGTGAATTAAAATTTTTATTAGAAGATAAGTCACGTATGAAGTATGTGGCAAATATGATTGAAGAAGTATCTAAGACAGGTAATACTTTGGTACTTACAGGGAGAATTAGTAATGGTAATTTATTACAAGAGTTATTACCCGGTTCTGAGTTTGTTCAAGGCTCAATGAAAGTTGTAGATAGAAAAGAAACATACAACGATATTAATCATGCGACTAATTCTATAACTATTGCCACATATGGTGTGGCGGCAGTAGGGATTAACATTCCAAGAATATTTAATCTGGTACTACTTGAACCAGGTAAGAGTTTTGTCCGTGTTATACAATCAATAGGCAGAGGTGTTCGTATAGCTAAAGATAAAGATTTCGTACAAATATGGGACGTAACAAGTAGATGTAAATTCAGTAGGCGTCATTTAACAGAAAGAAAAAAGTATTATAAGGAAGCTGAATATCCTTTTACTATAGATAAGGTCAATTATTAAAAATGAAAATATTAACTCCAGAAAATCACTGTTATGAAATGAACAGTTTACCAGAGAATGAAATAGAAGACATAAGATATTGTGTAATGGATGTAACAGATAAAGCAGAACCAGATTTCTTTTTTATTCCATTAGTATTCATCGAAACATTTAATGCACCAAGTATAAGTCTTAATATTGGAAAACATCAAATAGAAATGCCAATAGATTGGAATATATTAATAGGAGATAGAGATATAGGTGAACTAGAATTTGTGCCTCTTACAAGCATAAATGAAAGAACTTTTCAAACTATCTTGACAAATCCTCTAGGAGGATTTACAATGACATGGGAAGACATAAAAGTAAACAATGTATTTGCAGATGTAAAATGGTTTTTTCCAAAGTTAAAGTATGGACATATTTTAACAGTTCCTTTAGAACATGGACCAAAACCAAAGTGTGCATATTTCGTTAAAGACTTGAATAGAATTCCAGACGTATTACATAGTTATGACTTTTTTTAAGGAACTAGAATGGCTGAAAAGATACCACTAAAAGAAATCTTAGGTGCGATGGATCGCAAAGATTTTGATTGGTTTTCTAGATTAAGTGACGAAAAGAAAAAGCAATGGAGCAGTTGGTTGTTTCTTAGATATGCCAGTAGTGCAAAAGGAAAAGATAAAGAAGAATTATTATTAAACACAAATGAATTTGTAAACAAGTATTATAAAGACTTGTTCAAATATCCTGAGTTGATGTGGAAGTTGTTTTGTTTAACTAGTACAGGAAGAAGTCAATTTCATGAGTATATAAAGCCACCTAACTCAAGAGTTAAAACTGATACAGTTTCGCAGTTTATTTTACGCATGTTTCCGCATATGAAAAGCGATGAAATAGATTTGTTTAGAAACCTGAACAGTATTGACGATATAAAACAGATGGCTGTAGATTTAGGTCTAACTGATAAAGAACTTGACGAAATTTTTGGTAAAACTAAAAAGAGGAAAAAGAAATGATGGAACCATATCACAATAAAGGCTTTGGCTGGGCATTTTTTTGGATTGTAACTTTGGGATTTGTTTTCCCGGCAGTTATAATGTTATCAATAGATGATGGCTGGGCAAAATATAAAGCCATGAGAGGATTTAGTGGTGATTGTTGGGAGAATAGTAAACATGAAAGAGTATGTAAAGACGACAACACCTGTCTCATAGGAAGAAACTTTTGCATACCAGAAAAATACAGATGGAGGTCTGAATGACAAATGACGAACTTATAACACATATTAGAGTACTTGAAACTGAAATCAAAGTACAGAAATCAAGAATTGAACCGCATGATACTGGTCATATTCACACTACTATAGGTGTTCTAGAAGATAGAGTAGAAGAACTTTTAGTAGAAGTCAAGAATGGTCCAGTGCCAGGCACAGTAAGAGCAGGCACATGGGTACCAGACATGCCAATGTAGTTCAACCGAACGGACCCGTAACTCAGCTGGATAGAGTGCTTGTCTACGAAACAAGATGTCGGGAGTTCGAATCTCTCCGGGTCCGCCAATGAGTTTAATATATGTTTGATTGTAAATTTTGTGGGAAAACTTTTCAAAGAGAAAAGACTCTTTCTGCCCATATGTGCGAACAAAAACGCAGATGGGTTAATAAAGATTCTAAGTATGTTAGATTAGGTTTTCTCGCATATAATCGTTTCTATGAATTGACTACACAAGGTAGTAAAAAAAGAACATATGAAGATTTTGCAAGAAGTAAATATTACACAGGCTTTACAAAGTTTGGTAAATATATGCTAGATGTAAATGCAATCGACCCAGAAAAATTCGTTGACTTTGTTATAACAACAAGTGTAAAACTTGATAAATGGACAAGCGATGCAGTTTATGAAACATATATTAGAGAACTTAATAAAAAAGAAACTGCCGAACGTGCAGTTGAAAGAGGCATCTTATTGATGCAACAATGGGCGAGGGAAAATGATAAACCGTATAATGTATTCTTTAGGGAGATTAGTAGGCCACGTGCTATACATTGGATCAAATCCGGACGCATTAGCCCTTGGATTATTTTTAATTCTGTATCTGGTAATGAACTTCTAAACAGTTTCAATGACCATGAATTAAATTTAATCAATGAATATCTTGAACCAACTTTTTGGACAAGAAAATTTGAAGTAAGAAAAGATGATGTATTATTTGTTAAAGATATATTACAAAAGGCAGGTATTTAAAAATGAAATTAACAAATCAAAGTGACAAAGCAATTCTTGATAAACTTGAAGAAGTCGAAGAAAAAATCGATATAGCATTAAAAAGAATAGACACTTTAAATGAAAAGCTAAGTAAACATATAGATTTTATAGGTAAGACATACGATGGATTAAGAAGTCCTATCGATGCGGCTAAAAGATTTTTAGGAAGATAATATGGGAACTAAAAAAGTATCAAGAGAAACAAGTAAAATGGTTCTAGTCAAGGAACATCCAGACACTAAAGAACTATATTTTGAATTGCCTCCTGGTATTTTAAGAAGTCTCGGTTGGACAGAAGACGATGAGTTAGAGTGGTATAAAACTCAAGACGATAATTGGGCTTTGAGAAAAGTCAAACTTTCGGAAGAACCTAAAATAAAAAAGGAATAATAATATGGGCTCAGATATGGATGATATTGATAATATGATTAAAAAGTATATTTACGAAAGTCCTGATGGCGGGAAAACAGTGTATCAAAGACCCTTTGGTGCACCTCATGAAGAAAGAGAACTTGTTCCAAGTCAAGAAGAAAGAGACAAAATGGACGACAAGGAACTTATGAGATTAGCACATGAGTATAAAGAGTTATGCGATGATGACGATGACATGACATTTGAATTAGATACATCAAATTCTCTATATGGTTTAGATACAACAAATACTATAACAATGTCAAGTATGCCTTCAATGGGTATGACACATTCTTTTTCATCATCAGCGGCACATACTTTGACGATTGGTGATGGTTATATGGATCCAGGCGATGATCCAATTGAAGAAATGGAAAAGAGATTAACTGCTATAGAAGATAGATTAAAGATACTAAAACCAGACCCTAACAAGCTAAAAGAATATAAGATACTAGAAGGTCTATATGAACAGTATAAGGCGGCTGAGGCGCTTCTAAACGCACCAGGACCGGGCGATAAGAATGAATAAGACTATTACTTACAGTTGGCAAAATGTAGACAAAGCAATACAAACTATTGCTATGCAAATGTATGAAAGTCAATGGAGACCTGATTACATAGTAGGTATTACACGTGGAGGATTAGTTCCAGCAGTAATGTTGTCTCATATGACTAATATACCAATGCATACTCTTTGTGTTCAGTTAGGTGCAGAAGGTCTTGAAGAAAATATTGAAAGCAATATTAAAATGGCAGGCGATGCCATTAATGGTAAAAACATTTTAATCATTGACGATATCAATAGAGGCGGTGATGCATTAGAATGGATTATAAATGATTGGGCTTTATCTGAGGAATCCTTACATGGAAATGTTAAATTTGCTTCACTAATTATAGATCCAAATTCTAAAGTTGATACAGATTTTTTCTATGAAGAATTAGATAATGAAAATGAAATGTGGGTCAACTTTCCTTGGGAACAATGAAACATATTATACCTGAACAACTTGAACAAGAAACACATCTATTAGAATATTTTGCAGGTACATATGGTGATTATGTATGTGGTATTATATCATATTCTATAGATGGTTACTATGATGATTATGTTGATTTAGAAGATGAAAGAAGATACTGGAAAGTAGAACATTCTCTAGTAAAGAGAAATAGATATTCATTAGGTCTCAGAGGCAACGGTTATGAGCATGTAGAAAACTATACAGATTTTATGTTGGCTCATAAAATATGGTTAGAATTTCAACCTCACTTTGATACAGTATCTCCAACAAAAGTATTATTCAATACACACCCAAGATTATACAATTCAAATTATAATGATCCTTTAATATATAGAACGATTACAAATAAATTTAAGAATACAAAAACAAAAATTATATCAATACCTTTAGAATTTGATGCTATATTTAAAGTTGCATGTAATGAATATTATACTAGTAGAATGCATAAGCTAGATGCTCCATCAGATTTAAAAGCATTTTATGGTATATTTAAATCACACGTAGATAAACAAAAAGGCATACTAAATCATATTCCAGAAGAACAACGTTTTGCTATAAATGATATAGATAAGCTATCACCAAAAGATATTGTATCATATGGCGATGTAGATAGAGAAAAGTTTGAACACTATCAGAAATTATACAACGATAAAAAGATGGATGTTTTAAACTGGCATACAAAAAGACTGTATGAAAAAACTAAAAAAAGTAGACCTGGATATATTCTTGATTTAGAAAATTATCTAAAGTGATTCAATAAACTCTTTTAATATCTTTCTATCAACATAAGGTCTTATGTTGTGAGTTTGACTTTCTGATATCTTATAATCTATTTCTTTTATAGATAGATTTTCACATTCAAACTGTTTTATATAATGTAGAAAACTTACATAGTCAGTATCATATTTTCCATACAAATAGTCTACTTTGATATTTGGATAATCAGATAAAAATCTAAAAGGATCTATAATTTCATTATTAAGATTTAGCTTTTTAAATTTCCAACATCTTACTATATGCAATATTGCAGGATATATCATTGCTAACTGTTGGTCTTTTAAATGCTCTGGTCTATTATGCCATTTCATATATTGTTTAACCCAAGGAGAATGATTCCAAGAAAATGTAGCTTGACCTCCTGTGAGAAATACATTTGTAACTATATCTTTTAAGTGATATGCAAGACTTAATGAACAAGCTACATGTTTTGAATCAGCATAGATGACTACGTTTTTATATTCTTTTTTAATATACTCTCGTATTTGATTACAAGTTTTTTCTTGTGTATTGTTTTGTTCACTTACGCCTAACATCATTACACTAGGATATAATGATTCTGGATATCTAAATGGGTCTTCATTTACAATCAGTAAATCAGTATCTAAATTTATTATCTTATCACTTACATTTGTCAGTGGACTAGTTAATCTTCCTTCATGTCCTGCGTAACTAGTGAGTAATATAATTAGCTTATCATGTTCTTTGTTTGTCTTTTTCCAGCACATAGTAAAGTCTTTACTTACATTTTCAAAACGTTCTTCATCGTAAGTATGCACAATATCTTTATATGCGTCCCAACTTCCTGTATTGGCTCTACGCAGATAAGTGTCTGTTACATCTTTTTTGTATATTTTAGTATAGATATCTGTACTTGTTAAAGACTCAAGTTGTTTTATTTTGTCGTATATTAATGTTTCGTTCAAAAAGAAAAGGTCTACTTCACTATCGAGGTCAACGTCTATACCACGTATATGTATTTTCATTTAGTATATACCTTCGTTTTCTTTTGCATGTTCGTAGAATGGTGCAAGTTTGAAGTTTTCTGTTATTCTGCCTCTACGTTTACTTCCTGGATCTGGGATACCACCTTCGTTATCTGTGTCCCAATTAGTTATTTTTACCCATCTTCCTCTATTCAACATTTTGTTACCTTCTCTTAATGGAAATAGAATACTGTTCTGTTCATTAAACTTATTGTAGTAAGGCACCCCATGAAAACTCCATATATAGTCCTCTGATATGTTAAACTGGTCTGCACATAGTTTTACTAGTCCATTCAATTTAATGTTACCATCTTTGTCTTTTTGATATCTACCAAGTTGACCAACGTTTTTAATTCTCATCATTATGTTTCTGATGTTTTCTTTTTCTACGAGTTCTTTTAATTTCGCAGGAGCCTCATAGTTTATTTCAGGAATAATAATTGTACCTGTATTTAAATTCATCTTTCTATCTACAATGTTACGAAGTGCTTTTAGTTTCTTTTTAGCACAACGCATTTCATCAATTTGTTCATACCAGTCATCATTATCAACACCATTCAAACTTAAAGTCACACTACGTAATCCTGCTTGAATTAGTGAATCTAAATATTTTGCATGTGATAATCTTAGACCATTTGATACTAATGTACAACTGTGTTTTCTTCCATCGGTTCTGCCATGCTGATAAACTGCACGAATAAACTCTGCACAGTCCTTAGCCATAGTAGGCTCAGCACCGATAATACGAATAAATGCTCTACCACCTAATCTATCCATAAAGTCTTTGAATTTATCTAAATCCATATCAGGTGGTTCTCTGTTTGGTATGTAACAATTCTTACAAGTCATGTTACATTTATGCGTTATATCAGCACAAATATCCACAAAGGTATTATTCTCTGGTTCTGTAATTTCATAATTAAAGAGTTTTATGCTCATTCATTCGCCTTAATAAATAGTGTATAGACGTATTTATCGTCCTAGGAGAAGCTAAAATGTTAGAGCATTTATACAAATTTAACTATGATATTGATAGAGAGCAACTTGTAAAAGAGAACGAATCAATGAGTGCAAGTGGCGATACTTCTTTACTTACAGTGAATACAGAACTAATAGAAAAAGTAAATGCAGGCAGAGAAACAGGAGAAGACATATTTCCGACATATCATGATTTGAAAGATAAAGAGCAATGGGATAATATGGATACTCTAAAAATAAGAATGTTCGATGAATATAAATTTCAAAATGATTGTCCTGAGATGAAAAGATTAACAATAGATTTTGGTAATATAATAGGAAGCAAAGATATAACTCCTTTCTTTGTACATCAAGAAAAAGATTCAGACTTTCCATTTCATATAGATATGGGGTTTCAATGTGCTATAAATGTTATAGTAAAAGGTGGGGATACACCAATACTTTTTAGAGATAATGACGAAATACATGAGTATCATTACGAGAATGCTCTGCTAAATATATGTAATATTTTTCATAGTGTGCCTGTACAACAAGACACAAATCGCATGTTATTAAAATTTAGAATTAAAGATGTATCATATGAAGATGCATCAAAAAGAATGATGGAGCATTTTGGTGAGTAATTCGATACAAGATATAGACTTTACAATAAACAAAGAAATGCTAATCGAAGAAAGTAAAGTTTGTGATTACGTACCTATCAATCGTGTAACTCTGAGGCGTGTAAAGATGGGAAGTTATGCAGAAACAAAAGGTAAGAAGTTTTCTGATTTTCTAAATGAAGAAGACAAAGATTGGTGGTTAAAGCAAAATACATGGCAATCTAGTATGAATGCAGATGCAGAAATGTTATTTAAAATGCCAGAAACTACAAGAATACTTGCACACTTTAAAGAGAAATTACAAACAGAAAATATTGAGGCAAACTTCTTTACTCAAAAACAAGGCACAAGTGTAAAGATGCACGTAGATGTTGGAACACCATGTGCTATTAATTTTATTATAAAAGGCGAAGAAACGCCTATCGTATTTGAAGATGAAGGTACTTTCTTTTATAAAAATGCTTTGCTTAATGTAAGTAAAAAACATATGGTACCAGAACAAGAAACAACTGATAGAATGCTTTTCAAGTTAAGAATATTAGACTTAACTTTTGACGAAGCAAAGGAAAGGCTATGCTAAACAAAAGTCAGATATTCATATTACTACATCACATATCTTTAGCTATTGGACTTGCTATGTATGGCTTTCAGTGGCAATGGGCTATTGTAGTATTTCTATTCAGTATGTTTTGGGCATGGATAGTAGGCAATAATATAAATCACTATTACTTTGCACATGCAACATACAAAGATAGCTTAAAAAGTTATTTCTATACTTTTCTTTGTTTAACATCTGGACTAGGTTCACCTTTATCTTTTAGTGCATCACATAGACAACATCACAAATATACAGATACAGAAAAAGATCCACACTCACCTCATCATATAGGCTGGAAACGTGTTTACTTTTTAGATTGGGCACCACAGAATATCAGTCGTGGAATAATTAGAGATTTTGTTAGAAGTAAGTTTCAAATATGGGTTCACAAACACTGGTATCAATTACACATTGGTATCGTAATTATCATTGCTCTTATAGATTTAAGACTATTGTTTTTTGGTCTTTCTCCAGGAGTTCTTTATAGTTTTCATAGTGGAAGTCTAACAAACACACTTTCTCATATAGGTGGAGAACATAGAAACGTTTGGTATCTAAGACCTTTTATTTGGTGGGGTTGGGCACATGGTGACCATCATAGTGGTAAGTTTGACAGATATAAAAGCAGTAGAGTCTATTCAGATAACTATTGACAATCAATATTAAAAAATGTATAATACATATATAATACGGAGTTGAAGCCATGGCTGAAATGTTGAAACATTCAAATGTCAAAGAAAGATTAAAAAGACTTAGAGAAATAAGCGGTAAGGTAGAACATCTTAGAAGATTTCACAGTGACTTTGAAAACAAAGAATTTTTAAAATGGACACCAATAACTCATGAGGATATCAATTATGATAGACTTATTTTGTTTCAAAAAGCAGGATATGTTACTCAGTTAGTCGATTGGTGCAATACACATTGTCAAGACTATTATGTTGCGTATCAAGGAAAATTCTACTTTAAGAATGAAAATGATGCCGCATACTTTACAATGTACTGGAAATAGTATATAATAAAGATATGAAAGTACAAACAGATATTGATATTGATGTTGTCGATAGAGATAGTGTGCTAACACATTTTCGACACATAAATGCAAGTATTAAAAAAGGAAAAGAATATACAAAACATAACAGTGGTGTATATCTTCAACCTATTCCTTTTGATCCTATTTCTGAATTAGCAACTATAGAATACAAAGAGGCAGAAGAAAGAGGATATTTTAAATTAGATTTTCTCAATAATACTTTGTATGAAGGTATCAAAGATGAAAAGCATTTAGATGAATTAATTGCAAGAGAACCTATCTGGGATTTATTGCAACACGAAGATGTGATTAAAAATCTAGTGCATGTACACAATCACTTAAATGTCTTACAAGTAATGAAACCTAAAAGTGTTGAAGAATTAGCAGAAGTTCTAGCAGTGATTAGACCTGCTAAAAGACATTTACTTAATGAAAGTAAAGAAAAGATTAGTAGTGAAGTGTGGGTAAAACCCGATGATGGATCTTACTATTTCAAAAAAGCACATGCTATTGCATATGCATTAAGTATTGTAGTTCAGCTTAATCTATTTTGCGAACAAGTTGAACAGAACGCCTCTTAATACGTTTCTTAATAATATTAGATAGACTTGTTTCAGGACCCCATAGTACTTGGGTGTCTTTTGAATTCATATTAAGTATCCAATTTCTATATAAACTTATCTGACTGCCTAAGAATAAATTGATAGGCATAAGTCTATTTGATTCCCACCACCATTGTTCACCTAACTCAATGAACTTTTTTCTTAACTTAGGTGATGGTATTTCTTCAAAGTTATACATTGAAGTTATCACTTGGTCAGAATTTATTATTATACCTAGATACTCTTTATACTCTTTCTTATTACCGTACCTGACATACGAAAAGAAAGGATAATTTTCTTGCATCCATTTGACTTTATCTTGCTCCATCGTTATATTTAGCATGGTTAGGAAAGTGGTCTCTGGGAGATAAATACATATATGATAAACGTCAATATGTATCAGTATGAAAGAGATATTGAAATTGCTTGTTTAGATGGTGACAATACAAGCACTATGACAAACTACCTGGGGAATATGCCAATGTACGATGTAACACACAAACTTCATAAGGGTATTGATAATACTCTTAGATTTAAATTAAAAGATACAGATAGAAAACCTATCGATTTAACTAACAAAACTATTATATGGAAAATGTATGATAGGGAATCAAGAGAAAATGTACTATTCAAATACCTTACTGTCACCAACGGAACCAAAGGTATGGCATCTTTAGTAGTTCCAACAACTGATACAATCATGCTTTCTCAGGGCTTTTATCAATTTGCAATGTATACAGTAGAAAATGGTGTAGAACAAATCATCTATACAGACACAAATGACAACGCAAAGGGATCGATTGAATTAATTGACGATGTTTATCCAGAATTCGAACCATCACAAGAGTCAACTTCATTCTTTGATGATGGTAATTACTTTATATCTACTGCTTTTGATGGCTCAGGCAAGACATCAAAATCAAAATCAATACATACTTTAGCATTATACTTTGATGGTTTTACAGGTACAGTAGAAATACAAGGTGATTTAAGTGAACAACCAAGTAGTACTCATGACGATTGGTTCTTGATATCACCAAAACTATTTTCAAATCCATCGATTACTATCAATAACGAAACAGGCGTACAAGCATTTGTACTTGAAGCAAACGTAAATTGGATAAGAGTTCGATATACTGCGACAGCCGGAACAATTAAAAAAGTACTTTTAAGAAACTAATTCGCTTGACTTCCTGGTCCTAGTTTGCTATTATACTAGTATGGACCTTCAGCAAAAAATATATCAGCATATACCTGGTAAGAATAGACAATCAAGTGGTGGTTGGCTTAGTTTCAACTGCCCTTGTTGTGTCGAGGAAGGCGAATCTCGACTAGATAATAGAATGCGTGGGGGTGTTCGAAGTGACGGTGACTCCATATCATACCACTGTTTTAACTGTGGATTCACTGCAAGTCATCGAAATGGCAGAATACTTAACAAGAAGTTTATAAAACTCATGCGTAATCTTAACATTTCTGAAAGTGATATAAAACGTTTACAGTTGGAAGCTATCCGTCAGAAAGAGTTATCTGAAGGTCCATACCTTTTTGCAAACAAAGTAAAGCAAATAAGAATACCAAAGTTTCAAGAAACTGAGTTGCCAGAAAACTCAGAAAAATTAGAAGTTCTTTTAGCACAAGACAATCCTTCAGAAGGTGCCATCTTTGCAGTTAAGTATTTGATTGATAGAGGTGTCTATGACCACATAGATAATGTCTATTGGTCTTCACATATGAATTTCAAAAACAGAGTTATATTTCCGTTTATTCAAGGAGATGATATAGTTGGTTACACTGCACGTGATATAACTGGCAAGTCTTCTTCAAAATATATTACAAAATCTCCTAAAGCATTTTTGCACAACACAGACAAAATAAAAAGCAAGACTAAATATCTTATAGTATGTGAAGGCATTATAGATGCGTTAGCATTAGATTGTGTGGCTATCACAAGTAACGAAGCCTCACAAGACCAAATTGATTATATCAATCAGTTTAGAGGCGAAGTGATTGTTTGTCCTGATAGGGATAAAGCAGGAGAGAAACTAATCAAACAAGCCCAGGAAAATGGCTGGAGTGTATCTTTTCCTATGTGGGAAGATGATATCAAAGATGCCGCTGATGCAATACAACGATATGGAAAGTTGTATACTTTAAAGAGTATCATAGATGCACGTATTAGCAACAACACTAAAATAAGTGTGAAAATGAGAATAGGATAAAAAATGAAAAAGAAAATGACGATTATTCCAGAGCCAAAAGAACAACCAAAACCAACTCCACCACCTCCAATGCCTCAACCGCCTGCTCCTCCAAAACTACCGGGAGAATACAGTAAAGACAATGGTGTTCTGTTTATGGACAAAGAGTTTAATCAAGAAAACTGCATGCCTTTGGTAAAAATGATTATTGAATATAATCTTATGCCAAAAGATAAAGCACCAAATACAATTCATCTGTATATTAATTCTCCAGGAGGGTTAGTAGATAGTTGTATGCATTTAATCGATACAATCAAGCAATCAAGAATTCCAGTTCATACATATGGTATGGGATCAATCGCTAGTTGTGGCGTCATGCTTATGATGTCTGGTGTAAAAGGTCATAGATATCTTACACACAATACTGCGGTCATGTCACACGAATTCAGTGGTGGGCAAAAAGGTCAGTATCATGATATGCTAGATAGTAAAAAGCATATGGATTGGACTAACGAAAAGCTATTAGAACATTATATCAAATGTACAGGTAAAACAAAAACTTACATTCGTAAGCATTTACTAGCACCAAAGACGGATCATTGGTTAACACCAGAAGAAGCGGTCAAACATGGTATCGCTGATAAAGTAATTAAGACTTATTAGACCTTTTTTCAAATTTATCATTGACAATCGACAATAAATTTGCTATTCTAGTAGTATTAAACTAGTTCAGAGGTGTAAAGTGTATGAAAATTATATCTGGTAACAGTAATAGAGAATTGGCTCAATCTATTGCTGAACATTGTTTCAGTGATTTAGTGCCGGCTAACATTACTACATTCGCAGATGGCGAGTGTAACATAGAATTTCAAGAAAACATTAGAGGTGAAGATGTTTTTATAATTCAAAGTACAAGTAGTCCAGTAAATGATAATCTAATGGAACTTATGATTATGATTGATGCGGCAAAACGTAGTTCAGCAAAAAGAATTACGGCAGTTATTCCTTACTTTGGATATGCAAGACAAGACAGAAAGAGTGCATCACGTACTCCTATCTCTGCAAAACTTGTCGCTAACTTAATTACTAAAGCAGGTGCTGATAGAATTTTAACTATGGACTTACATGCTGGTCAAATTCAGGGCTTCTTTGATATTCCCGTAGATGATTTAACGAGCAGGTTGGTCTTTGTCAAAGATATCAAAAAGACTATTGGTGTCATTGACGATCCAGCAGTAAATCAAGTAGAAACAGTATTCGTTTCACCAGATGCTGGTGGTACAGTAAGAGCAAGAAAATTTGCTGATATGTTTCATGCCAATTATGCTATCGTTGACAAACGTAGACCTGAGGCAGGAAAAAGCGAAGTAATGAATCTTATAGGTGATGTTAAAGGAAAACATGCAATTCTTGTAGATGATATAATTGATAGTGGTGGAACTTTATGTAATGCCGCCAAAGCAATTATGGATCAAGGTGCAATGAGTGTTAGAGCATATATTACACATGGTGTTTTAACAAATGGTGCTTGTAAGAAAATTGAAAAGAGTGTGTTGGATGAATGCATTATCACAGACAGTATAAAATTTAATTGTCCTGATGGTTGCAAAAAGACACGTGTAGTTAGTGTATGTAGTTTATTTGGCGAAGCTATACGTAGAGTAAGTAATGAGGAAAGTGTAAGTAGTTTGTTTACACATAAAGTTCCTAATTAATAGTAAGGGGTAAAATGATTAGAGAGACAGATTGGTCTAAGAAATTACATTGGACAACAACAGTAAGTGAAAAATTATTATTAGGTGTCGTAGGTACACTAACGATGGTTGCGGCTGGGTTAGACATTTACGATATGATAATAGTAAAATTCAAAATTGAACTAGCAGATTTATTTCTGTTATTCATCTATGCAGAGATAGTTGGTATGGTAGGTGCCTTTTACGCAAGTAATAGAATACCTGTCACGTTACCAATTATAATTGCAATAACGGCTTTATGTAGATTGATTGTTCTACACAGTAAAGAAGCCGAACCTCTCGTACTTGTTGCAGAGGCTGGTGCTATTTTAGTATTAGCTGGTGCGGCATATATGATGAGTCTTAAAGATAAACTAAGTCTAGAAAAAGCAGACTTACGAAAAAAGCAAAAGGTAAAACAATGAAAAAACTACTAAGTGTTCTTACGTTAACCGTAATGTTTCCCATTATGGCGTTCGCAGGAACTGTAAAAATCGCTGAGTTAAATTGGCAATCAGGTTCAATGTTAGCAAATATCGATGCTATTATCATTGAAAAAGGATACGGGCATGATGTAGAAATCATTCCTGGAGGAACAGAAGTAACTATTAACAGTATGCTATCTAACAGTACACCAGATATTTTTAGTGAGGCATGGGTTAACTTACTAGGTGCAGAGGCAAATACTGCATTATCGTCAGGTACATTAGGACTAGTTACTAAAGATATTATTGCTGGTGCAGGCGAAGGCTTTTATATTCCAAGTTATATCTTGGAAGCAAATCCAGAACTAACAAGTTTTGAAGCCGTTCTAGCAAGACCAGATTTATTTCCACACCCAGAAGATCCATCAAAAGGTGCAATGATGATTTGCCCAGGCGGTTGGTCTTGTCAAAATCAACATATCAATTTGTTTATTGCATTTGATATGGAAGCAAAAGGCTGGAAACTATTAGATCCAGGTTCAGGTGCAGGAATGGATTCTGCATGGCAAGGAGCAGTTGCTAAAGAACAAGCATTGTTTGGTTACTATTGGTCACCAACTGCATTAGTAGGTTCTCTAGGTATTGTTAAACTTGCATGGGATACACCATATGCTGGTGATGATAACTGGCAGAATTGTATTGCTCAACCGGCTGACACATGTTCAGACCCATTAGCAACTGCAATGCCTGTTGCTGAAACAGGAACAGTTGTAGTACCTGAAAATCTTACAACAGGTGTACTACTTTATCTTGCTAAAAGAAAGATGCCAGAAGGTGTAACAGAAACTATGCTAGTGTTTGGAACTGAAAATCAAGCATCGGCAGAAGATATGGCTGTTGAGTTTTTACGTTCATACCCAGAAGTATGGGAAAGATGGGTATCATCAAAAGCCAAAGAAAATATTTGGGCAACAGTATTAGCTGACTAAGGAAACAACGTGTCAAACTTTCCGCAGTTAGACAAGAGTACTATTGTCGAAATAAAGAAAGCAATAGACACGGCTTTTCGTAATTTTGCGAGTAGTTGGGGAGAGACTCTTACAGATGTTCTCTCTCCAATTCACTGGTTACTAGTTTACCTAGAAAAACTTTTACTTTTTACTCCATGGTATTTGTTTCTATTGCTTGTTTCTATATTGATATGGTATGTATCTAGAAATTATAAATTAGTAATAGGTTCTATATTAAGTCTTATATGCATAGGATTACTAGGCATGTGGGACGATACTATGAGAACACTAAGCATAATTGTTGTTGCTACAACGATTTGTGTTCTTATTGGTATTCCAATTGGCGTATTGATGTATTATAAAAAGAAAGCAGAGAAAGTTATAACTCCTGTTCTTGATTTAATGCAGACGATACCTAGTTTTGTATATCTAATTCCAGTAGTAATGTTATTTGGTCTTGGAAAGATTCCAGGACTAATTGCTATATGTGTATTCTCTATACCTCCAGTAATTAGATTTACAAACCTAGGACTAAAAGAAGTAGACCATGAATTAACAGAATCGGCAGATGCATTGGGAATGAAATGGTATCAGAAGTTAATTACTATTGAATTGCCTTTAGCAAAGCCTACAATATTTGGTGGCATCAATCAAACAGTTATGATGTCATTAGCAATGGTTATCATTGCATCAATGATAGGAGTTAGAGGATTAGGTTCACAAGTAATGACAGCCGTAGGAAATGGTTACTTGGGATTAGGACTGATAAGTGGATTGAGTATAGTTGCATTAGCAATTATAATAGATAGAACGATACAAGAATATAACAAAAGAAAAGATTGGCGAAAGTATGATAGGTCTTGACATTTGTATCGAAAGGAAATATAATTAAAGGAATATATGAGAGAAAACATGTCAGAAATAAAAGAATATAGTCCAGATTTACAAAAGCTATTTGTTCAGTTTATGATAACTGATCCAGAACTTTATTCAAGAGTTCGTAGTATTGTACAGCCTAGTTACTTTGATAGAAGTATGAGAAAGGTTGTAGATGTATTAGTAAATCACAGTGAAGAATATTCAACAGTTCCTACTCCTGATATTATCAAAGCACAAACAGGACAAGACATAGAAAAACTAGATAACATCAATCAACATACAGATTGGTTTATTGATGAATTTGAAACTTTCTGTAGACATAAAGCAATCGAAAAAGCAATCATTGATAGTGCAGACTTACTTGAAACAGGTAAGTATGGTGAAGTAGAAACAAGAATTAAAAGTGCAGTACAAATTGGACTAGCACGTTCTCTTGGTACTGATTACTTTGAAAATCCTAGAGCAAGACTTGAAAAATTAAAAGATAACAATGGTCAGATATCAACAGGCTGGAAAGTGTTAGATGATAAACTCTATGGTGGTATCAATAGAGGTGAGATTACAATCTTTGCAGGTGGTTCTGGTGCAGGTAAATCTTTGTTCATGCAAAACATGAGTTTGAATTGGGCACAACTTGGAATGAATGTTGTATACTTTACTCTTGAACTTTCAGAAGAACTATCAAGTATGCGTATGGATGCGATGCTTACAGATAGAAGTACAAAAAGAATTTTTAAAGAACTAGATGATGTAGAGTTAACAGTTAAAACAAAAGGTAAACAATCAGGAATGCTTAGAGTTAAGTATCTTCCTTCAGGTTCTACAGTAAATGATTTACGTTCATATATAAAAGAATTACAAATACAAACAGGCAAACGAATAGATTGTATGTGTGTTGATTATCTTGATTTGTTAATGCCAGCAACTAAAAAAGTTTCTGCAGGAGACTTGTTTATTAAAGACAAGTATGTAACAGAAGAAATTCGTAACTTTGCAATGGAAACTGAAACTGTTTTGGTAACTGCGTCACAGTTAAACAGAAGTGCAGTAGAAGAAATTGAGTTTGACCATTCACATATCGCAGGTGGTATTTCAAAAATTCAAACTGCGGATAATGTTATCGGTATCTTTACAAGTCAAGCAATGAGAGAACGTGGTCAGTATCAGTTACAATTACTTAAAACACGTTCATCAAGTGGTGTAGGAAGTAAAATTAATCTAGTATTTGATAGAGATAGTTTGAAAATTACAGACGATAATTCAGAAGGATTTGATGATGGCGATGGCGCACAACTTTCAAGTACATTAAACATTGTTGACCAACTTAAGAAAAAGACTACAATAACCGCAGAAAACGTACAAAAAATAGAACAATCAGAAGAACAAACCGATGTTGCAAAGAATCTAAGAGCAATGCTAAAGACCAAAACACGTTCTCCTTTTGATGAAAACTGATAAATACAGTAGAACGGAGAAATACCCATGGATAAACCACGTAAGAGTCTTTTTGAAGAATTAAACTCTCTTGCATATACAAATGAAAGAGAAAGATTCGTAGAACAAAAGGCTGAACATATTATTTCCGGTGCAATAAATCTACTAGAATTCATTAATCGTGAGTTCGATGAAGAGGTTGCATCAGACTTATCTAAAAGATTAGTCAATAGTATACGTTCAAAAGATCCAAGAAAATTTCAAAGGGGTATAAAAAGTGTTAAGGTCAAGAAGTAATGGATTTAGAGCAACAACTAAAAAGATTAAAAGTTTTATCTGGTATATATAAGCCATATCAACCTGAGGAAACTCAGCAAGAAAATATATCTTATACTGGTACTGAAAAATCTCAACTTCAAAAGAAACATAATATACAACCTGGTACAGATGAATGGTTTAAATTATGGTTTGCTAAGCCTTATCTAACTGGCGAAAGACCTTTTGGGGACAAAAAATGAAGATAAGAGATATTATAGGCAAAGGCAGGGAACGAAGATTTAGAGGCCCAAGAAAGCCACGTTTGAAACAAATAGGCTTTCATAAAAAGATGAAAAGCCTGTTAGATGCAGAATTACAAGAAGAAGACAAGAATACACACTTAGACCACGCAGAAGAACTTGTGTTTATACAAGGCTCAGAAGGTATAAAAAGAGTAGTAGGAACGTTTACTAAACTTCTTAATACACTAGATGGTCAAGGCGGAGGCGATGCTATCACTACAAAATGGGATGGGTCTCCAGCCGTATTTGCAGGAACTGATCCAGAAGATGGAAAATTCTTTGTGGGTACTAAAGGTGTGTTTGCTCAGAAGGCAAAATTAAATAAAACATCAGACGATATAGAAACAAATCACCCTGATACAACTAAGAATGATGAACCTGTAAGTAAAGAAGGTCTACGTAATAAATTAAACGTATCATTAGACAGTTTAAAAGACTTAGGTATTGATGGTGTCTTGCAAGGTGACTTACTTTTCACTAAAGGCGATTTGAAACAAGTTAATATCGAAGGCAAATCTCATATAGCATTCAAACCAAATACAATTACGTATGTTGTACCAGCAGATAGTGAAACTGCAAAAGAAATGATGGCGGCTGATATTGGTATTGTATTCCATACAAGTTATTCAGGTAATAGTATGGAAGAAATGAAAGCAACATTTGGATTTGATGCTAGTAAACTAAGACCATCTTCAAAAGTTTGGTTTACAGATGCAAGAATTAAAGATGTTACAGGTCAAGTACAGTTATCTAAAGAGAACAGTGCAAAGATACGTTCAGCAATTAAAGAATTAAGTTCAATGTCAGTTGATGCTAATACATTCAAAGCATTAAATCAAAAAATTGGAGGCATTGAACTAGTAGATGCAATTAAGGCACATGCAAATAAACCAATTCGTTCAGGTCAAGCACTAGAACAAGATTCAAATAAATTTGCACAAGACTTTTTAGTTGCATTAGAACAAAAATTTGACGATGCAGTTGCTAAATTAAAAACAGGACCAGAAGGTAAAGCAGGTCAGGCAAAATTAACGGCTAAATCACAAGTATCAGAAATTATAAATAACAATAAGAAGCAAATCGCTAATATGTACAAAGCATATCTAAAAACTGAGGCAATTAAGATGATGTTTCAGCAAAAGATGAGAAACATAAAAGCGATAGACAGTTTTATTGAGCAACCAGACGGTTCACTTAAAGTTACAGATCCAGAAGGCTTTGTAATTGTTGACCATATTGGTAGAGCAATGAAGATTGTCGATAGATTAGAATTCAGTGCGGCTAATTTCGCACCAAGAGATTAAGAGTTAGAACAATGTTTAGTAAGAAATGCAAATTACACTTAGAACAAGTAGGCGAGACACGTTGGCAACACTTTAAACATGCAATGTGGGTATCGTGGCAGTTAGAAAAGTCGGCTTATGCATGTGCAATTCATGCCTTTGCTCCTCGTTGGTTTTCATCATATGCAAGTGGTAAATGTAACGAAGTATTACAATCAAGGAATACAAAATAATGAAACAGTATAAACACGAAAGCGAATTAAAGTTAGTAAATCAATTAACAGAGAGTAGATTATTCAGAACAAAACAAACTATGAATGCTCTTAACGTAAGTGATGCTGGTGAACTTGCATTTGCTTATATTATGCAGTTAAACATGATGAACAAAGATTATGAATTTGCACCATTGGCAAAAGACTATGCTAATAGAACAATCGCATATAGAAATTTTGACTACTTTAGAACAAGCGGAACTGATTTATATGCAACACTGCATCGTTTAATGGGTAAGAAGATAGAATATACAGATCCAAGAGACCAGATTGCTATTTCAAGAATTAATTTAAAGAAACAGGATTTGTTAAGATACATGCAACATATAGGTGCAGGCAAATCAGATTCAGGATTTGAACAAAGAATGCTATTAAGATTTCAACGTGATTTAAACGTACAAGATGGTATGTTAAAGTCAATGAGAAGACTTATAGGTGATTGGGATAATCTAAATCAAAATCAAAAAGCACTAGTTACTACTAGAATGATGCAATATACACGTTCAAAAGCTATGCGTAGTGAGTTAATGCCAGCGTTAAAGGCGTTCCAAAAGCGTGGAAACTACATATATAAAGACACTAAGACTACAAAAGGTATCGTAAAAGACATTTGGGACAAGCCAATCACTAAAATTGCCGCTTTTGGCGGTGCAATGGTAGCCGCAAACAAAGTAGGTAAGGCTTTAGGTAAGACTTCATATCAAACTGGTAGAGGATCAGGACCAAGATATAAGAAATCTGGTCGCTAATATACCCAATTTTTTAACAAAAATGATAAATAAACGTATAGAGCAATACTTTTATAATGCTCAAGTAATTATTTAGGAGAACTAAAATGGCAAAAGTACATGAATCATATGATGCAGGTCAGTTTTTAACAGGTAACTTAAATCACTTTACAGTTACAAAAACTGGTATGGCATCTGGCGACATGAAAGCAATCGTAGAAACAACTGGAACAAAAGCAACAGTTGTAATACTAGGTGCTATTGACGGTAACGATGTAAGAATTGCAGTAGAAAACAACGGCGCATGGGATGCCGCTGGTTTAGACGCGGCTCTAGGCGCTGACTTTACAGTAGCCGATTTCGCATACTAATTTACCCCCCTGGACGTTAGTCCAACCCACACTTTGCGTGTATTAAAAGACCCTCTAACGAGGGTCTTTTTTTGGCTCCATATCCATATATAAATGATAAATACATATAACTATTTGGAGAAATTAAATGGTAAAAATTAAATTAGACATACCTAGTGAAGTAAAACTTGCGACTAGCTTTAAATATTCTTCTTTTAACCCTTTAAGGATTGTATTTGCTGGTAACAAACGACCAAAGAATCAAAGTAAGAGATACTTATAACTATTTGGAGAAAAGAAAATGGCAAGAATACATGGAGCGGCATCGGCTGGTGAAAATTTATCAGGCAATATAAACTTCTACACTATGTATGTAAGTGGTCTTGATATTACTACAACAGGAAACGTTGCAGACCAGACTCAACAAAACTTTGATGATGTTGTAAACATTATCAATCTTGTAGCACAGCCAATCATAATGAATAACCCTATAGCAGTAACATTAAACGGACTAGCGCCATCATTAACAGGTGCAGGTTTCTTGTTTAAGTTTGCAGTAGAACATGGTAGGGTGTTCGAAAGAAACAATGATACAGTTTCTATTCTAAAAGAATTATTTGAAGGTATAACAATAGACGGTGTAACATTATCTATTCCAGCTAATACGGAATTTGTAATGTCCGATATACTATAAGGAAATATAAACAATGCCTGATATTGAAACAAAACTAGCACAATTAGAAACAGAGAGTTTAGAAACTCATGTTGCAGTTGCACATGAAAGATTTAAAAATCTAGACACAAGCATTCATAGATTAGAAGGTCTTATTGAAAAGAATCAAGTTGAGACTAAAGAAGGTCTTTCTGAACTTAAGAAAATTATTATATGGGCTAGTTCAACATTATTTGCTACAATGCTATTAGCATTACTGACTTCCGTTTTTGGAGGTCTATAATGCAAGTTGCAGAAGTATATGATGATATCTTTGAGGCAAAATTAGTTTATGCACGTAAAGGTAAACAAATTGTACGTAAGTACAGATGTGGTAGCGGAAGACTAAAAGGTAAAACAGTTACTACACCAAGTGCGTGTTTTAAACCAGTTGATATTAAGAAAAGATTTACACTTGCAAGAACTAAAGCTAAAATGGGTGCAAGACTGGCAAGAAAGTCAAGAATGACTAAAAGAATGAACCCAGCAAGTAGACGATTAAAATCGTTAAATAGAAGATGAGGATAATATTATGGAAATTAAAAAACAATTAATAGATAATATGAATGAAAGTTTCGATGATAAAGTTGCAGATATTTCCGATTTAGTTGGCGAGAAAGGTGAAGTTGTCAGAGACAGATTGAAAACTTTAAATTTCCGTGAATATATCGAATTATCAAAAGCAGTAAAACAAAACGATATGGAAGATGCAAGACGTATACTTGGTCTTGGTATCGAAGAAGCAGAAGAATATTCAGACCAACAAATTAAGATGGCATTTGGAATTTTAAATGATCCAAGATACAAACAAGGCAACTACTCAGGTGCACATGCGGCTATTGAAAAAGTTGCAAAAGGATTAGCAAGTCACCCAAGTGTAGCAAATGCACTTAGACGAGCAAACGAATCAGAAGAACAAATTGCAGAAGCAGAATATGAGTATGATGGTAAAGTTGCACATATATCTCAAGATGAATTTAAAAAAGTACATAGTGATTTTAAAAATGATACACCAGGCGAAGAACGTATGGTTATTCTAGATCCTGAATCAGGTGCTACAATTTCAGTACCAGTTAAGTTTATGAATGAAGACGAAGTACAAGAGTATAACACAGGCGGAACAATGTCACCCGGAGAAATGAGAGCCCAATCTGCAGGCGCACAACAGGCTCAACAACAACCAGGTCAAGAAATGAATCCACAAAATAAAACTAAAAAAGCACAAGCAATGATGCGTTTAGGTAAAAAGAATTTAGGTGGTGCAACTGCACAACAGGCCGCAGATGCATTAGATAAAGCAGGACAAGGTAAAGCACTTACACCAATTCAACGTAAGGCAATGGCTCAACAGGCGGCATCAGTTGACCAATTAGCGGCTGACCCAAAAACTGCAACACAGTTTAGAAATCTATTAAATAAACTAAACAATCAAGGAAAATAGTTTTATGAGAGTAAGAGAAGTCTTAGGCGGAATTTATGTAATTATTACAGAAGAAGAAAATGAACTAGTTTCAAAATACTTCTCAGTAGATAATAAGTACGTGAGTGAAAGTCAATTATCAGATAGGGAAACGATAGTAGCTGATAGATTGACACATAAAGGTGTTCTTATACCAACACTAAGAGGATATAAGACAGTTACATAGGAGGACATTATGACGGCACCAACTAGAGCAGACGTAGGAGTGATGGCAAACATTCTTAAAGCTATGAAAGGCGATAAGACTAGCTTACGTGAATCTACAGAAGCTAATACTCAAGGCGGACAGGTAGATATATCACCTGGAGTAAAACAAGCTGATATCAAAGCAATGGAAAATATCATGAAAAATTTTTCCAGTGCTACATCAAACGTAGCTAAAAAGATTGCTACAACAATCAATGAATCCAAAAGAACTGAAAAAGGCGTACAAGTAGGATTTTACTCAGTAGATAAGAATTCTGATGAGGCACATGATATTACGGATAGCAGAACAAATGATACTCTATTTGAAGGTATCCGTCTCTATGAAACTGCATATATCATAGTAAAACACTTAAATGAAGGTAAGAAAATCAATTCAGAAGAGGTTACTAAGATAATTTCAGCAAATGCAGTCTTTGAAAAGTTCTATTATGATGCATTACAATTTAGAAATACATACAGGTCTGCTAAGAAAAGAGAAGATTTTGGTAGAATGGACATCTCAGAGGCTCGTTTCAGTAGAGCAAAATCAGAGGCCAACACTGCTAGAAAGCAAATTTTCGCTATATTTGAAAAAGTAGAATCCAAAAAATCATAGAATTAATCTAAAAAGATAAATACATAATATAACTATATTATTATGTAATGGGGCAATAACCATGAGAAGTACAAATTTTTTTAAAACAGATACAATATCAGTATCTACACGATTGAATGAATATCTAAGGTCTAACTTTGGTTACGAAGTTGAAGGCGATTTAGATTCATTACGTGAGGCTAAAGCTAATCTTGAAGCCAAAAAACGTGAGATGAATGCTGATTATCAGAGCAAAGATTATGTAGAAACAATGCTTATGTTAGAAACAGTAAAAGCATTATTGAAAGCACATCTTCCTGAAGGCGGCAAACATAAGTATGTTTCAGATGCACAACGCAAGGCAGTTCATGCCAAAAAAGCTGAGGAAACAAAGGAACCAAAAATGAAAAAAGAAGAAACTAAAGTTGAAGAAACCAAGGCTGAAAAGAAAAAGCCAGTGCAATGGCCTTCACAACCGTTAGAAGAATCACTTCTGGATCAGTTAAACAAATTACTTGAAGGTGATGCGGCTGAGGCAGAAATCACAATGGCGGCACGTGGTATCGTAGACGAACTACAAGACGTTGTTGAGAAACTAGGTAAGATTCAAAACGACCAGTTAGGACCACTTGCAGATGAAATGGCTTACACACATGGACCTGAACAAGCTGAACAATTTAAATCTTCTGTTGACCAAGCGATTGCGGGTCTTTTAGACTCTGCACGTTCAACAAAAGATGCAGTAAATAATGCGGCTCTAGTAATTTCCGGTGAAGCACCAGCAGGCGACATGGAACCAGCACAAACAGAAATTGGCGGTGACATGGAAGACGATATGAAAGATGACATTGCGGCTGATTTATCAGGCGGAGATGAAGCATCTTCTGGTGAAGTTGATGAGCCTCTTGGCCGTTCAAAAAGAGACTAAAGATGAAGTTGCTTAGTCTTTTAAATGAAGACAATAATTATCAAGCACAACTACGCAATGATTTAAATGCGTATCTTGTTCGCTTGAAAGCAAATGATATTGGTACAGTAGGTACCGAAATGATGGTTGACGAACTAAACGATATGGGCTACAGTGTTACTCCAGAAAGTTTAGTTGATATGTTAGCCAATAGTAAGTACATTAGTAAAGTTACTCTTGATACTATTGACTTGAAGGGAGCCCCATCCGTTCAAGGACAAGATGCAGATAAAGAAAAAGAGAAAGTTTCTAAACTTGCTATAAAAACTGCACAGAAGAGGATAAAATAATGGCGTTAATAATTAAAGGCGATACAAAAATCGTTTCAAAAAAAGAGGCAAAAGAGAAAGTTATAATTGAATCTGAAAAACAAAAGTCAAATGGATTAGAAGGACTGACTCCTGCAAGAAGGGAATTACGTCAAGAAATTCTAAACGCCAAAAGACATCGTGAATTTATGGCAAAAATTGCACATAACGAAGCAGTCAAAACTAAAGTCAACAACGAAGATGTAAAAGTAGTAATAAGTACACCAGAGGTTGTTGTTGAGGCAAAACCAGTAGAAGAAAATATTATTCAAGATGCTAAAGCAGTATCTTTAGCTGGTAGACCAAATTTTGAATCTATGACTAAAAAAGAATTAGATTTATGGGCAGAAGAAAATCTAGGATTAACACTAGATAGAAGAAAGACAAAAGCCACATTGATTGAAGAAATCAATCAAAATATGTAATTTTACACTTGCAATCTCTTTAAAAATGTAGTATACTAGTTGTACTATGCTTAAAGAACAATACAAATACGAATCCCTAAAAAGAGTTGAAGTAGATGGTGTTAGACATTATCAGACACCTGATGGCAAACCCTTGCCAAGTGTTACTACTGTACTTGATGCTCTTAAAGACAAAACTGCATTACATGAATGGCGTAAGAGAGTAGGCGATGAGGAAGCAAATCGTATTATGAAACTTGCTACTGGTATAGGAACTCAAGTACACTTACATATTGAAAAGTATATTCTTGAAGAAGATAGACCAGGTGGCACAAATCTTATACATCAAATGTCAAAAGAGTTATCTGATATTGTCATTGAAAAAGGACTTTCAAATGTAGATGAAGTTTGGGGTACAGAAGTTCCATTATATTATCCTGGTTTATATGCAGGAACTACAGATTGTGTTGGAGTATGGAAAGGCAAACCAGCTATTATAGATTTTAAAACATCACGTAAACCAAAAAAGAAAGAATGGATCTCAGACTATTTCTTACAAGGCTCAGCATATGCGGCCGCTCATAACGAAGTTTATGGAACTGACATAAAAACTACTGTAATTATGATGATTGGTTGGGACAAGGAAGCAGACAATATGGGCAATTATCAAGAATTTGTTGTTGAAGACGATGAATTTGATAAGTTTAGTCTTGATTGGGCAGGCAAGGTTCAAGAGTATTTTGATAAATACAAGTAGAATTTAGGAGTTTTAAATGTCCACAACGAATAATGTTAAAATTTTACTAAGACGAGGTCTACGAAAAGACATAAGTGCAGATACACTGGAAACAGGTGAGTTAGGATTTACAAATGATACTAACCAACTATTTGTAGGTATTGATGATGCAGTTAACGAAGTTCAGTTTGACCCATTTGCAAATGCACAAGCAGTAATTCAATCTTGGTTAAACTCAGCGGATAACCCAGAGGCAGGCTTAACAGTTGACGAAGACTTAGTTATTAGAAATGTTAGCGATGTAGATGCATTATTAAATGCAATGCATTATTATACACAAACTTTAGTATTTGATGGACAAGTAAATTTCACTTTAGGTGAAACCCTAATTCAATATGAAGAAGATGATCCTGCTCCAAATCAAACTTGGAAGAAATTTACAGAAGGTGAAATCTTAACTTCAACAATCGATACAGTAAATAACACAACAACAATTACGGCAAAAGTTTCAGAGCAAGAACCTTTAGGTTTTTATAGTGAAACAGTATCAGACGAAGACGAGTATTATTTCTCTACTACAACAACAGGCTCTATAGAACCTGTGAAAGCTACAAGTGTTAGCGGAGCAAGTGAGTTCATAGCGAGTTTATTTGGTAGAGCAAGAAAGAATGTAGAAGTTGTAACAGAGAATACATTTAATCAAATGTTTACTGACCAACATCTTCAAGCATTAGATACATCTACAGGTTTACGTTCAAGTCTATACAAAAAAGAATTATCTGGGACTGCTGGAACATTTTTATCTTATGATAAAAATATATGTACTACATTTTTTATTGATTACTCTTTAAAACAAGTAGGTAGTTCAGCTACTTTTGTCCGTGTTGGAACAATGAAAGTCATTAATGGAGTCCCTCAAGGTATAACTCAAGTTAAACTTACAGATGATAATACTGAAATTTGGCAAGATATTAATACAAACAATACGGCAGATGTAGACGAATTTTCAAATATTGAATTCGTATCTGCGATTGATGGTGATAATGTCAAATTCAACTATACACAAGATGCAGGTTTTACTACAGAAATAAGTTATACTGTTAAACGATGGACAATGTAAATGCGTGATAAAGCTACTTTGCTTTATGAGTGGCGTCAAATTAGATTAAACTTACAAAAAGAATTCTCTCAAAAGCAACTTCAAGAATTAATAGATTGGCTAGCAAGACTAGATCCTGCAGTCCACGGTTTTAATTTTGATGACATGACTACTTGGCCTGATATCTGGGAATATATAAACGAAGGATATTATACTAGAAGTGGAAATGGACTTGCTTGTTTATATACATTACATCATGCACAACCAGAGAAAGACAATCAGTTATGGCTAGTTCATGATATGTATTATGGTGATATGTATTTGGTTGCGTACAGTGAAGGATACATACTAAATAGAGCGAACAATGAAATATGTGTTTATGAAGAAGTAAAAAAAGACTTGGATATTATAAAGAAATATGATGCAAGTGATATTATTACTACACTGAAATATAGTAGGGAATAAATATAATTATGGAAGCAATAGATAAACATTTAGAAAAAAGATACGAACAAGGTTTTGTAACAGAAGTAGAAGCCTATACATTGCCACCTGGATTAAACGAAGATGTGGTAACAAAGATATCACAGTTTAAAAAAGAACCACAATGGTTATTAGACTGGAGACTTAAAGCATATAACAGATGGCTTAAAATGGAAGAACCCAAATGGTCTGAATTAGATATTGAACCAATAGATTATCAATCTATATCATATTACTCTACACCAAAGCCTAAACTTAATTCTATAGATGAAGTTGATCCAGAAGTATTAGCAACATTTGAAAAATTAGGTATACCAACACAAGAACAAGCGGCTTTGGCAGGTGTGGCAGTGGATGCCGTGTTTGACAGTGTTTCAGTTGCAACAACATTTAAAGAAGAATTATCAAAGCAAGGTATTATATTTGGTTCGTTTGGCGATGCAGTACAAGAGCATCCTGAACTAGTAAAAAAATATCTTGGTTCAGTAATACCAATTTCTGATAATTATTTTGCTTGTTTAAATTCAGCAGTATTTACAGATGGTTCATTTTGTTATATTCCAAAAGGTGTAAGATGTCCTATGGAACTTTCAACATATTTTAGAATCAATCAAGCAAATACAGGACAGTTCGAAAGAACATTAATTATAGCAGAAGATGATAGCTACGTATCATATCTTGAAGGGTGTACTGCACCTGCTAGAGATGAAAACCAACTACATGCCGCATGTGTTGAAATTGTAGCAAAAGATAGAGCGGAAGTAAAATATTCAACTGTACAAAACTGGTATCCAGGTGATCCTGTAACTGGTAAAGGCGGAGTTTATAACTTTGTTACTAAAAGAGCATTGTGCAAAGGATTTAAAAGTAGGGTGACTTGGACTCAAGTTGAAACAGGTTCAGCACTTACTTGGAAGTATCCAAGTTGTATATTAAAAGGAGATGAGTCTCAAGGAGAATTTTATAGTGTAGCGATATCAACCGGAAGACAACAGGCTGATACAGGAACAAAAATGATACACTTAGGTAAGAATACTACTTCAACAATAATATCAAAAGGCATTTCTGCAAAATATGGAAAACAAGTATATAGAGGAAGAGTCAAATTAAACAAACGTGCAGGAAGTAGTGCTTCCAAAAACTTTACACAATGCGATAGTATGTTGATTGGTAATAAATGTGCGGCAATTACTATTCCTTATATAGAGAATCAAGGCGCTGGTGCATCTATAAATCATGAGGCAACAACATCAAAAGTATCAGAGGAAATGATATTTTATCTTAGAAGTCGTGGTTTGGATGAAGAACAAGCAACCAATTTAATTGTTAATGGCTTTGTAAAAGACGTAATTCAAAGATTACCTATGGAATTTGCCGTTGAGGCTAATAAGTTATTAGAAGTAACACTTGAAGGCTCAGTTGGTTAAAGAATAAATACGTATATAATTAACGAGATAAATACGAGAAGGATATGTTAAAACAAAAAAGATACGAAGAAAACGATATTGTCACAGTTGTATTAACTGGTGGACAAGAATTATTAGGGAAGTTTGTTAGTGAAAGTGGAGAATATTTTATTCTAAAAAAACCATTAACATTAGTATATGGAAAGCAAATTTCATTTCAACCATTCACTGTAACAGGTGATAGTAACAATGAAGTAGTTTTATATTCTGATAAGATAGTTTCAGTTTTACAAACAAACGAAGAAACAACAAAAGCATACACGGCCGCAACTGCAGGCGTGATTGCACCAGAGAAAAAAGGACTAATTACATAATGCCTTTAACTGCTAGAACTACAGATAAAACAACTGCACATACACCATGTGCTCCTGGAGAATGTAGTGCAGGATCAAACAATGTGTTTGTAAATAATTTGCCTGCATTTAGAGTTACAGATAAAGATACACCTCACGGTTTTATTTTATGTGTGCCTCACGTTACTCCATTATCAGAAGGCTCACCAAACGTTTTTGTAAACAATTTACCTTTAGGTAGATTAGGTGATGCGTTTAGTTGTGGGATCAAAGTTGCTAGTGGATCGCCAAATGTAATTACCAACGGATAACACAATGGCAAGTGAAGCGGAACTAGAGAGACTTTATCAAGAGTTTGTTTTAAGAGGTGGCGGAGCATTTACTTTTTCTAACGTAAATCAAACTCCTGCACAATTTTATAGCAGTACTGCTGGTAATACTTTAACTCCAACTCAACAAGCATTTCTTGAACAACAACAATTACAATTCAATAGACAATCAGCATTAAGTACTATTGCAAACGAACTTTCAGGCAATAACTTTACTAATCCATATATTTCACGTGCAGATAATAGTATAGGATTAGTAGGTACGTTTGCTAATACTTTAGGACTTGTAGGTGGTATAGGTGCTATCGGTACTGCATTAGGAAACTTTAGTGATTTAGAAAAGGCGGCAATCTTTGCAGGTGTTTTATCAGCAACAGGTATTGACTTAGATAAAGTGCTAAAAATAGGAACTATAGGTGCATTAGCTATAGCAATGTTCAATAGTTTAAAAAATCATACTGCAGGTCAGATGGGTAATTTACCTCAGACATTATCAGATGCTAGTGCGTTAGCAGGTATGAATGCACAGTTTGGTGAACAACGTGAAAGTTGTTCATTCTTCAATGAAATACTAGGAGTTCTAAGTGGTGCGTTTGATGGTTCAATGGATTTTATTGATAAAGCATTTGAAAAATTAAATGGATTTATGAAAGATACTGGCATAACTGGTGTACTAGATGATATAGCAAGTGCAATAGGAAGTGCAGGAAGTGTTATTGGTGATGTTATAAGTGCGATTGGAGATGTAATAGGACAAGTAACAAATGCAATAAGTTCAGCATTGGGTGAAGTGGGTAGTTTAGTTGGTAAAGTTATAAATGCAGTAGCAGATATAACAAATCAAATTGCAAACGAGGCGGCAAAGTTATTAAATCTTGCTACAGAATTAGCAAGTAAGGCATTAGCATTAGCAATGGCGGCCGCGGCATTAGACCCATGTCAAATGGCAGTTATTCTTAATACTGGTAGTCAAGATATGAAGAACGCAGTAAACAAATTGAATACAAATATGAGTAATGATTCTGCTATACCTACACAGATAGATTCAAGAGCAAACGCAGACACAGTAATAAAAACTATGGATCAAGCAAAACAAGAAGCATCACAATCAAAAGGTGTTCCTCAATCTCCATTTACAGAAACTGGAAAAACTCATTTACCTTTAGATGCATACATACATAATCTGTTCGAAGAAATTACAGGAATATTCGGAGATACTTTTGAAGCACTTGAAAATGCAGTAGGTGGTACAAAGATTGCCCCTATAGCAAATACAGGTTCATCAGCATCTTCATCTACACCTAATCCTCATAAAGATAAAACTACTACAACAATATCAAGTGATGCATGGAAGCAATGGCAGACAAGTTATTCAAATGGTCTATTTGCTTTAAAGAGAGATTTGAAATCATTGAAAGTTACAATTTCAGATGCAGTAGCGAATAAGTCTTTTTCTACAGAAGACTTAAAAAAACAAGCAGTTATTTTAGCAGAACAATTATCGACAAACGAGTTAAGAGTTTCTTCTGAATTAAAAAGAGCAAACAAGCAATTAACATATGAGTCAGAAGGAAATAAATTTAGAATTCAAACTAGAGAAGATGAAAAAATGGCATTGTTAAATTCTAATATTGGACCTGCTACAGAGAGATTAATCATAAGACTTAATAGAGAATTAGCATCAGCAAGAACTAGCTGGAATTCTATTGACCAGAATGTGCGATAATGATTTGGCTATTTGGTGAAACATCAGATTTTTCTAAATCTTTACTAAACGAACTAAAAAAGAAAAACGATGATATTGAAACGTTTGGTAGACGAAACATATCGTATATTGAATACGTAAGGTCAGAGATTAATCTAAATGAAACTCTCCCAGACAAAGTAATCGTAAATATAAATCTAAACCCACAACTTTCGTTAATGAAAGGTGATAAGTGGGTCAAGCCTTTACAAGTTATATATTTTATTTCAGATTTACTTCAGGCTTTTTATGAGTCAGGTAAAGATATAACAGTTGTATACATTACAAGTTCAATAGCAGTAAATCGTTCACCTGAAAAATATTTTCTAAAACATAAAGATTATATTTCTATTCGACAAACACAACAAGCTATGTGGTCTTCATATGATTTAAATAAACTTAAAGTATTAGGAGTTAGCCCTTCAAATATTGATGGTAAGAATATGCAAAAGTATTCTGAAAGAATAGTAGGGTTTCTCTATGATACGCCTCCTGTAAGAAAATCACTAATAGATTTAAGCTGGCACAATGGCACCAAAGATGAGTGGGTTGAATTGTACAAAGTTGATAAATAGATATATGCGTATAGAAGAAATCATACAATCATTTGAAGAAGGTATTAACGACCCTCACATTTTTAAAGCAGTATTCATGGCTGGCGGACCTGGTTCTGGTAAGTCATTTGTTGCTGATAAGATGTTGAAAGGTACTGGCTTGAAAATGGTAAACTCAGACCAAGTCTTTGAACTTATGATGAACAAAGACGGAATTGAAATGACTCCAGATAATGTTGGTAGTGAAGAAGGTCAAGAAAGACGAGAAAGAGCAAAAAAACTTACAGTTAAAAGAAAAGATATTTTCTTAGATGGTAAACTTGGTGTCGTTATCGATGGTACTGGTAAAGACGTTATGAAGATTGGTAAGATTAAAGAAAGTCTTGAAAAGCTAGGTTATGATAGTATGATGCTTTTTGTTAATACTAGTTTAGATGTTGCACTACAAAGAAATCAAAAAAGAGATAGAAGTGTACCTGAAGACATGGTAAAAGACATGTGGAAACAAGTACAAGACAACATTATGAAATTTCAACAAATGTTTGGTGCTCCAAACTTCTATGTTGTCGATAATTCAGGCGGACTAGAAGATCCAAATAGACAGAAAAACTTTGTTAAAGTAGATAGAGCGATTGATAAATTCTTAGTTCAACCTCCAACAAAACGTGTCGCTAGAGATTGGATTCAAGCAAATACCCGAAAATAAGCATTGACAACCACACATAAATATTGTATTCTTATAGAAAGAATATAGGTGAAAAGTGTCAGAAATCATAGAACAATTTAAAAAGTATAGAAAGCAGATAGACTTAGAGTTTCTATCAGATACCCATGTGCATTATTGTACGCCTTGTTATGGTGGACAAATATCAGAAGGATTTTTTCGTTCTTGGTCAAAAGCACATATGACGTATACAAAATACGGCATTCCATATTCAGTAACTACATCAGCAAATGAATCTTTAGTAACAAGAGCAAGATGTCATATGGTTGCGTATATGATGGCAAATCCAAAAGCTACACACTTAATGTTTATTGATGCAGATATTAACTTTGATTGTATTGATATTTTACATATGGTACAACATGATAAAGATATTATTGTAGGTGCATATCCAAAGAAAGATTTAGATTGGCGTGAGTTTGAAAGAAAAGTACTTCAAGGTAAACAACGTAGTGTTGAAGAATTGAAATCATTAGGTTCTAAGTATGCATTAAATTTTGATTGGATTGTAAACGAAGAAACTAATGAAAGAGAAATTGACGTAAAAGACGGATTGATAAAACTAAAAGATGCGGCTACAGGATTTATGTTAATCAAACGTGAAGTATTTCTTAAAATGATGGACGCATATCCTGACTTATATTTTCATAATGATTTAGAATTACCAGAAAACGAAGCCAAATACACTTATCTATTTTTTGATGCTATGCATGAAAAAGAAACAAAAAGATATCTATCAGAAGATTATGCTTTTTGTAGAAGATGGCAAGCATTAGGTGGCGAGGTTTGGTTAGATCCACTTATTAAACTGGATCATATAGGTCACTTTACGTTTCCTGGTGAAATCAGTAAATTGTTTATGTCAACAAATAGTACTAACTCACCCTCAGATGAGTTAGATACTTAAGTTATTTTCCGTTAATAAAGTCTAGTTCGTCATCAGTGTAAGGCCACATGATGCATCTCCTCTTTTCTTTTATTTTTTTTATCTAAAATACCTCTTCCAGCATCACTAGATATTATTATACTTGATACTAAACCTAGTATCATAAAGATGCGAATGAATTTAGGCTATCTCCTTGCCACACATTAAGTCTTTCGCTTTTTTGTGATGGCCTTGTCTTGCTAATTCAGTCGCCGCTCTCATACGTCCAATATGTTCAAACCATGCAAGTAATCTTTTAACCATATACTAGATCCAACCTTTCAGATTTGGATTTACGTTACCGTATGTTAAATTCTTTTGTCTTTGTTCTAAGTCAACCAAATCTACAGAATTGCTTAGATAGACATCAACTGGTGTAGTTGATTCCCAACCCCATTTAAAAGTAAAAAGTCTTTTTATAAAGTTCATTATTAGTTCTCCTATTAGTTTTTAATTCTATTCGTTTTATGCCAAGTTGGTGCTTTCCCTGTCAAACACATTTGTTCGTAGGCATACTTCCAATCTTTTTTGTATTCTGTTTTCGCCCATATCAAAAACTCTCTGTGGCGTGGCTTTTCACTATCCGCAAAGACATTAAGTAGGGCATCGAAAAAATTCGTTACCATTCTCTAACTCCGTTCCAAATTGTAGATGCTTAAGGTAAGCAATACCCCGGTCTCTCCCGGCGCCGCTCTTGTAAGGCATGGGTTATGCCACGGTCTTTCCCTGTCGCCAACACAGTGTAAACTTTTGGGAAGTATCGCAACTGTGTCCACTTCTATTTAGTCTAAATATGTTTGAAAAGTGACAGAATTACTGTTTTTTTTCGACAATCCCGGTATGTCATAAACGCAGGGCTAAAGCATAGCTTGTATAACTTATGAACATATCAATTTATCTATTGCTTTTTGTTTCAGAATGTGATATTATAGATATAATAATACGAGAAAACCATGGAATATAAAACAGTACATTGCGTAAAATATAACAAGGAACTACGTGCCTTAGATAAAGCACCTTTTCCAGGACCTGCAGGTAAAGAAATATTTGAAAAAGTTTCTGAACAAGCATGGAATGATTGGCTAAATTTTCAAACAATTCTTATTAATGAAAATAGATTAAATCTTATGGAAGAGAATGCAAGAGATTTTTTAACAAAACAAAGAAATAAGTTTTTCTTTGAGCCAGGAGAATTAGATATGCCAGAACAATTTGTAGATCCTAACAAAGTGCCTGATTTGAAATCGTGACACTTACAGTTATTAACAATGAGTATCCAGTATGGGAAGTACAAGGGTTTCATCTACCCGTATTAGATATAGAATGGCCAGAAGAAAACTTAACTGCTAGTAACCTGCCAGTGAATAAAAGGAGAGTACCTGCATCGTTAGATGAAAACAGTGACAATCATAGAAACTTTGCAAGACATTGGGATTCACATACGAAAGATATCTGGGAGCATTTGTGTTTAGATAACACTATAAAGAATGAACAACCAGAAATACTAGGTGCTTGGCCTAGAGGATTTAAAAATTTCAAATGGGGAGGTGCAATGCATTCTCTACATGTTATAAAAGACAAAAACGAATTTAAAATGACTGGACATATGGATAATAGAGAAGTAGTAGGAGTATTGATTATCAATTTACAAGACAATCCTCCAGGTACTGGAACTACTTTTCATACAAAACCATATTCAAAAAACGATGAAAATGTATGGTATGAAGGACCAACAGAGCAATTTTCTGGTATATTCATGATTAATAATTGGAATACATGGCATAGTGTACGAAACATGAGTGGTAAAGATAGATATATTGGTTATCAGACTTTAAACATTGCCAGCTTTTTTAGAGGATAAAATGGAACTTTACTTAAAAGAACACATATCAGAAGATTGCGTAAATTCAAATGGAACTGTTAGAGGTGCTAAGTTATTTCAAATGGCAGACGAAACTGCATTTTCATTAATCAATGAAAAGTTCTCAAAATATAGAGAAAATATAATGGCAGTTACTAACTATGCAGATATGAAGTTTATTGCACCTATGTATAGATATGGGTTTGTTTTAGGATATGGTGAAGTAATAGATGTCAATCCAGCAAGGATAAATATAGGAATAGAACTAATGTTTAGAAAACCAAAAGACGTTGATTGGGTTAAGTGTCTAACTGGTACATTTAGTTTTTCTTGTATCAGTAGAGATACAAAAACCCTAAAACGATTGTCGAAAGAGGACATAAATGAAATTCAAGGCTAAAGTCTTAGTTACAGGCGGTGCAGGATATATAGGGAAAGAAGTTGTAAATGAGTTGATAACCTCTGGATATGAGGTAACAGTTTTAGATAAAAAAGAAAATCCATTTGACCAAAAAGTAAGATACATACAGGGCGATTTACAAAATCCTGCTCGTTGTGTTATGGCAAGTGCAAATCAAGACTACGTAATTCATCTAGCGGCAAAACCACGTATACCTGAAAGTTTTCATAATCCAGATGAATACTTTGAAAACAATGTAGACGGGACTAGAAATATTTTAACTGCCGCAAGTGCAGTAGGGGTAAGAAAGTTTGTATATGCAAGTAGTAGTTCAGTATATGGAAATAACCCTACTCCTCACAAACCATATCATAAACCAGATCCATTAAACTACTATGCAATGACAAAATTGTTTGGTGAGCATATGTGTAAACAATATAAGATTATGTTTAATCTTACGTTTACTATATTAAGATTCTTTACAGTTTATTCAGAAAATCAACCTAATACAAATACAGGTGGATTAATGATTGGTAAGTTTGCAAGATTGGCTAAAGAAGGTAAGCCATTAACAGTACATGGTGACGGAAAATATCTGAGAGACTATATTCATGTATCAGACGTAGCTAAAGCAGTAGTATGTTCTTTAGAATCAAAAGTAAGAAACGAAACTTTTAATGTAGGTACAGGACAAAATATATCAGTGAATGAAGTTGTTGATATGATAAAAGAAATCAAACCAGATGTTGAAGTAGAATACGAAGCACATCCTAAAGGATATGCAAAAGATACTCTAGCAGATATAGTAAAAGTCAAAAAGTTACTAGGCTGGAGTCCAACTATTATGCCACAAGAAGGTATCAAAGAAACACTTAAAAAATTATTACAAGAATGACATTTTTTCAAGGATTAGGTTTGCTATTTATAGGACTAACAGTAATGTTAATTGCAGGTATAATCTTTTCAATAATAGTATCAAAACAACAAAAGAAGGACAAATGAACGAGTACGTAAAAAAACTAGATGAAAAAATAAAAGAATTGAATTCTACAAGAGTATTCAAGAAAGTTACTCCTAAGGGAGACTTATCTTGGTATGTCAAGTGGGTAGCAAGTTTTCTGATATTGTTAGCAGTAGTCTTTAGAAGTATTGGTGTTCATGAACTAGATATGTGGTTCAGTATACTTGGGACTTTAGGTTGGTTTTGGGTTGGAATGCTTTGGCACGATAGAGCATTAATTATGTTAAACGGTACATTGACTACTTTGTTAGCAATGGGATTAGTAAAATTATACTTTGGAGCGTAAATGAAATATAAACTGATAGATGAACAAGATCCAAGATTAAGACAAAGATGTGAGCCTCATAACATTACTAAAGAGACAGAGCAATTAGTATATGATATGATTGTGACAATGGAAGAACACGATGGTATTGGACTAGCGGCACCTCAAGTTGGTGTAATGGAAAGAATATTTGTTATAGGTCACAAAGATACTGGATATGTAGTTTGTATAAATCCAACATGGAAAGCTATAGATGATGCAGAAAGAGAGTCATTTTTAGAAGGTTGTTTAAGTTTCCCTTTGTTAGAAATGAATGTATTAAGATATAATAAAGTACAATGTACATTTACTAATCTAAAAGGCGAAACATCAACTAAACAATTTACTGGTGTATGGGCTCAAGCAATACAACATGAACATGACCACTTAGAAGGTATAACATTTGATACTAGAGTTCCAGAGAATATATTAAGTACTGCAAAAGCATTACGTAAAGAGAAATTAAAAAACATTAAAGATAGTGATGCATAATGAACTTTTCAGAGTATACATTACTCAGTGTTGGCGATAGTTTCGCATTTGGACAAGGAACTGTTCAACACCCTACTTTCATACAAGGAATAAGTGCAGACTCAGATGATGAACAACGTCAAGAGTGGAAGAAAGTGTGCAACAGTAATTCTTATGTCAAGCATATAGAGACAGAACTAAACTTCAAACAATCAGTAAATCTTGCACTACCAGGGTGTAGTGATGAATTGTCATTAATAAATCTAGAAGTTTGGTTAAAGAAAAATCCGAAAGAAAAAGTATTTCTACTTTTTAGTCTGACAGACCCACAACGACAAATATATTTCGATAAAGAAAAACAAGTAGACTTTCTCAATACATTTAAGTACACAAGTGAGATAGCTAAAGGAGGTGGGTTAGATTACTATTATGGTGTACTGAATAATGATATTAGTTTAACTTTTAAAACTTATCAGTTTAGAAAAACATTGAAACGTTTTCTTGATATATCTAATATCGAACATTATATATTTTATCCTCGTGATAATATGGACGAAAGAATAGTAAAAAGAAGAAAGCACTGGAATAAAACAATAGATACAGGTATTGACCATTGGAACAAACTTGGAATAGCAGAAGATTTTAAAGACTGGTTAAACAACATCGAAGATGAAAAAACGTTAGGTAATAACTATCTAACTATCAATAAACTCTTATCCATAACAAAAGAAGTAACGATATTTGACTGGCTCAAAAAGTCAGGGAATCCGCTATCTTCTTACGATAATCATTACAATAAGTACGCACATAATCAGATAGGAACGTTCATTTCCACACAAATAAGACAAATTAACGCATAAATATATAACAGGGTAGAACAACTCTTCCCTGGAAGGAGAATACTATGATTAAATGGATTAAGAATAGAAGTAAAGAAAGAACAACTTGGGACGGTGCAGTATGTATCGCTCTAGGTCTCATGATTTTATTTATGGCTCCATTGGCAAAAATAGCGGCAGGTATTGCTATTGCCTGGGGTGCGTGGACTATCTGGAAATCAGAGTAAACACTAACTAAGGGAATGACACCCTGATGACTGACGAATTCAGGAAAGAAGCATACAGACTCTTTTGGCTTGTTAAGGGCCATTTAGGGTGTCATACATGGTCAGATAAAGAAATTATCAAAATGGAAGATAGTTATTTTAGAAGGCTATGGATATCAGGAGGCAACGGAGCTCCGTTGTATGAGTATGAAGAAGGATTTGAAGAAGCATATGAGGCCCTGGAGTGGAAGAAAAACGAACACCAAGACTAATTCTTTTATCTGAATTTCTAGACCAGAGTAAAAGAAAAGAACAAGAGATTACTTTTTACGAGAAAGAGTTAAAAGTAATAGAACAAAAGCTATATTGGCTACGCCGAGAAAAAGACTTAACAGAAACTATCATATCAATAATTTCACAAGAAAAAGTTTTAGATATCAAAGAAGAAATGGAAAAGAGACTATTAGATAATAAAGGCGCACCTGAAGATGAAGAACATATTTAAAATTTTCAAAAAAGAAGAAAAAGTAGAAAAGAAAGAAATCAAAAAGAAATTCAATCACAGAACTAGAATTAATAGTGAAGACATGACAGACAAAGAAAAAATGGATAAAGGGTTTAACGGAAAATCCTATGTCATAAATGGAATAGAATATGATTTCTAA